ACGGCGATGCGCGGGTCTACGGCGATGCGCGGGTCTACGGCAATGCGTGGGTCTACGGCGATGCGTGGGTCTCCGGCAATGCGCAGGTCTACGGCGATGCGCGGGTCTACGGCGATGCGCGGGTCTACGGCAATGCGTGGGTCTACGGCGATGCGTGGGTCTCCGGCAATGCGCAGGTCTACGGCGATGCGCGGGTCTACGGCGATGCGCGGGTCTACGGCAATGCGTGGGTCTACGGCGATGCGTGGGTCTCCGGCGATGCGCGGGTCTACGGCGTCAATATAACTGCCACCCGATCTGACAATTACACATTTCTTGTTGCCCCCACGCCAGACGGGCCACGCATTATCGCCGGGTGCCGATATTTCACTTTTGAGCAGGCGGAAGCTCATTGGGCCGAAACGCGCGGCGGCACAAAGCTAGGCGATGAAAGCCTGTCAATCGTCGCGCATTTGAAGCGGATGGCTGAATTGAACGGCTTTATGAAGCTGTGCACCGAGGTGCCAGCATGAGCCGCCTGGTCGTCTCCAACGCCAAGCCAATGGACTACACGCGCGGGCTTCAACCGATGGCGCGCGAGGATGAAACATTCTGGCAGCTACGCCGCAACCGCCCCGCAGAGCCGGGGTTGTGGCAACGGATATTCGGGAGGGTGAAGTGATCGACGCAGAGAACGAGATTGCGCAAGCAAAGGCCAACGCAGAACTGCCCGACGATCTGGCAGGGCTGGTGGATGATGCCCGCCTAGATGCCAAGGCGTTCCGCGAACATACCGTTTACGATAGCGATGGCGATCCGATCAGGCTTGGCGCAAACGCTGACAGGCTGGACCAATACGCCGACACCATCACCGCACTGTCCAGCCAGCTTGAACGCTTGCGGCATGAAAACGACTGTCTGCAAGCAACGTTAGCACAGATCGACTATCCATGCTCGCCGCACTGCCACGGATACTTGCGGGAGCAACAGTTGGCCCGCCAGCTTGCCGAGCGCGAGGCAGCAATTGCGCGGTTCAATGAGGCATACCTTGAAGCAATGGCCGAACGGGACGCCAAGGTTGCGCGGTTGAGGGAGGCGACAGCACACTATGACACCGCGCTGCTGCTAGCGTTTCCACACGGGGCAGGGGGAGGTGTGTTCGACGCATGGAACGCAGCCCGCCGCGCACTGGAGAACGGACATGGCTAACAAGTCCCTCGCCCGCTGCATGGGTGGTAGCCGCTGCAACCATACCCCCGGCAAGTGCACTGCGACGAATGCAGAGTATCAAAAAGCACAGATCGAAGCCCGCCGTCCGCCAGCCACACAGGCCGGTGATGCGCTGGTAGAAGAACTGGCGCGGATCATCGCAAGTGAACTTGGCGACGATTACGACAATGCCTTTTCCAGCAAGATTGGATGGGTGGCAGCGCGAGGCGAAAGCGGAGGGCGCTACCGTGACGTAAACGAGCCATTCAAGGGCGACTATGACGCAGCCGCCCGCGCCATCCTCCCCATCATCCAGCGCCGCGAAGCCGCAGCACATGCTGCCGGGCGGGCTGAGGAACGGGCGAAGGTGGTGGCTTGGTTGCGGCGTTGCGGGGTGGGTCGCCCCACGAATAGCGACGACCACATAGCGGCAGCGTCCGCGTTCACGGTTTCCGCCGACGCCATCGAGCGCGGCCAGCACAAGGAGCCGGGCGATGAGTGAGCCAGCATTTCCGCCAAACGCCGGTTGGCGTGACAACATTCCTGAATGTCGGGGCCTCTCCAAGCGGGAGTGGTTCGCGGGGATGGCGCTGGCGGGCTTACATGCCAACCCAGACGCGGGCAGCATCCGAGATAGGGTGCACGCCGCAGTCCTGTGTTTCGCTATGGCCGACGCCATGCTGGCCGCAAGCAAGGAGCCGAAGCCATGACCATCGCCACCCGCGCAGCCGCAGCGAGGCCGGAGGAAACGGCGGGGTTGCTGCGGGAACTTCGCAAAGCGACAACTGACTGGAAAGACGTTGGCACCATCTCAGTTTGGCGCTGCCTTCTAGACCTCAACACCCCCGAGAGCCTGCTCGCCGCCGCGATGATGCTGGTGCCGGAGGGCTATCCAAAGTGGGCAGTTACAGGCCGCAACTCTGCGACAATCGGGCGGAAAGTGACCGAAGACGCAAATTCAAACGTCCTTGATTGGTCCTATGCAGCCACTCCAGCCCTCGCACTCATTGCCGCGATCGCCGCAAGCAGGGGAGTTTGACCATGACCGACACCCTACCCCGCGCCACCCCCGCCGACCTCGAAGCCGTATGGCAACGGCTGCTGGCGCTGCGGTGGCAGAGCATGGATGATGCGCCGAGGGATGGGAAGCGGTTTTTGGCACACTGGAACGGCGGCGGCATTGTCCCTGTCCGCTGGTGCGGTTGGTGGGATAGCGGCGGCTTTACCCAGCCCACGCCAACCGCATGGATGCCGCTGCCTCCGGTCAAGGACTAACCATGACTGTCCCGGCGCGCCCCGCTGAGTGAAGCATTGTAAACAACCTGCTTGACACCACCACATCTGTCCGCTACCACTGCGGGCCCGGCAACTGGAAGGAGACGAAACCAATGGCCACCATCGTAACAGGCGTCCACCCCTCCGCCATCGGCATCGTCCGTGACGGCCGGGCGGCGTACTTCACCAATCCCCAGCCCTACCCTCTGTCGGCCGACACAGCCGACTTCCGCGACTATGGCGACCGCACCCTGTTGGGCGTCGCCGGCGTCTTCTCGGTTGATCGTCGGAGGGCTGCGGCATGAAGATCTACTGCGTGGCAGGACGCTACCTGCGGACACAGGACGAAGCCAAGGCCCGGGCCAAGGAGATCGGCGTGACGTTCAATCCGGTCACCGACATCGACGACGTGCCGACCGACGCCAAGGGCCTGATCGCCTACCTCAACGAACTGGTCGAGGGCCTCTCTGTCTACACCCCATCACCGACACTGGCGGCAAGCACGCCTGAGCCGATCCACACAATCGTCGTGGACGAGGCCTTCGAGGGGCTGTCTATTACCCACCAGCTGACGTTGACGGCGCTGGCACTGGAGAACGCGCGCAACCGGATCGTCGAACTGGAAGCAGAGCGGCGCCCTGCCGCTCGGGTTACGCTAACTCCCAGTGAACCCGAGCCAGATTGCCTAACCGAAGATCTCGCGGAGGAGTTCATATGAGCTGGAACCCATGGTCCGACGCCGCCCGGCTGCGCGCGGAAAACTCCTCACTCAAGAGCCTGCTGTCGCAAGAGACAAAGCGGCTGACCAAGGCCCTCGAGCACGAGAAGATGGTCTCCAAGGTCTTCCACGACGCCAACCACAAGCTGATCTCCGACATCGACGCTGCCCGGCGCGAGTTGGACATGGCGCGGCGCGAGTTGGACGCGGCGACGCACAAGATGGCCACCATGCACCGCCGCGACCCGGTTACCGGTCGCCTGCTGCCAAGGGGCAAATAATGACTGCACTTGATCAGGCAATCGAAAAGGCGGGGGGCCGCGTGCCCCTCGCCAAGGCGCTCGGCGTCACCCGTCAGGCTGTCTACAGCTGGCGGAAACAGGGCTGGGTGCCCGTGCCCCGCGCCATCGAGATTGAGGACAAGTTCGGTGTCGGCCGCATGCGGCTCATCAAACCCGAGCTGCACGCCATTGTTTCCGCCCTGACCGAAGCACGCTGACGCCCACACAACCGGGGGGGATGTACTGATGATACCCCAATATCCTGCGGGCCCTGCGGAGGCGTCCTGTGGTGGCTGAAGAGCGAGACGACAACGTCCACCCCATAGCCCCGCACCACCGCATTATCGCGGCGCCTGAGGAACTGCGCAAGCTGCAGGGCTGGCTCATCTGGCGCAGCGAGTTCCACGAGGGTGAGACCAAGCCGCGCAAGGTGCCGTACTACGCCGGCGGGGGTGTCCGCTTCGGTAAGCACGGCGCCCCGCGCGACCGTGCCAAGCTGGTAGGCTTCGAGGCCGCCCGCGACGCTGCCGCGCGTCGTGGCTTCGACGGTGTGGGCCTCGCGCTCATGCCCGAGTGGGGCATCACCGCCCTCGACTTCGACAACTGCATCGGTGAGGGCGGCAGGCTGCCGGACGAGATCACCGAGATCGCTGGCCGCAGCTACACCGAATACTCGCCCTCTGGGCACGGCATACGGGCCTTCGTGAAGGGTGCCTACGGCGACCGCAAGTCTCGCGCGGCCGAAGGCGACTACGGCTTCGAGACGTTCCAGTCGAAGGGTTTTGTCACCTTCACAGGCCACGTGCTGCCCATCACCGAGATGCTCGGCTGCGAGAATACCGTCGCCAGCATCGACGCACTGGTCGCGCCACTGATCGAGCGGCGCTTCTCCCGGGGCGCCTCGACGATCCCCGAGGGCGACGACTTCATGGCGGGGCTGGAGAAGCCCCTCGACCTCACCCTCGAGGAGGTCGAGCACTACGTAAATATGCTCGACCCTGACATGGGCCGCGATCCGTGGGTCCGGGTAGGCATGGCTTGCCATCACCAGACGGGGGGCGACATCGACGGCTTCGCGATCTGGGACGCGTGGTCGGCGCAGGGGTCGAAGTATCCGGGCGAGGAGGCCCTGCAGGCGCAGTGGGAGAGCTTCACCCGCCGCGAGGGCGAGCGCCGCCGACAGGTCACCATGGCCTCGGTCATCAAGATGGCCAATGAGGCCAGCCAGACCGTGTCTACGGCAGAGTTGCAGGCCGTAGTAGGGCAACACCAGCAAACGCTCTCCACAGGCGCTGTGGAGACGCCTGAGGGCTTCGAGGGGCTGTTCCCGATCTACTCGGCCGGGACCCTCGCGGCGCGTCCACCGGGCGAGTGGCTGATAAAGAACGTGCTGCCCATGGCGGATCTGGGCATCCTCTACGGCGCCCCGGGCTCGGGTAAGACGTTTCTCGGCATCGATCTGCTTGCCGCCATCGCGCGCGGCGTGCCGTGGCGCGGCCAGCGCGTGCGCAAGGGCCGCTGCATCATCATCTCGGCCGAGGGCGGGGCGGGCATGGGCAAACGGCTCGAAGCCTACTGCCTGTGGAACAACATCGACACGTCGGTACTCGACATCGGCGTCATCACCGCGCAGCCCAACCTGCTCGACAAGACCAACGTGATTGAACTGGTCAAGGCGATCATGGCCGCCGGCGGCACTGACGTCATCATGTGGGACACGGTCGCGCAGGTGACGCCCGGTGCCAACGAGAATGCCGCCGACGACATGGGTCTGGCGCTGGCCAATGCCCGTGCGATCCGTGAGGCGACCGGAGCCTTCAACCTGCTCATTGCCCACACCGGCAAGGACGCGACGCGCGGTATTCGTGGCTGGTCCGGTTTCAACGGTGCGGCCGACGTCGTGCTGGAAGCCGTACGCCACGAGAACGGGCAGCGAGAGATGCGCATCGCCAAGATGAAGGACGGCGACGACGAGCTGCGCTGGGGCTTCAAGCTGGAGATCATGCAGACGGGCGTGGACCCGGACGGCGACGCGATCACCAGCTGCATCGCCGTCGAGACCGACGCGCCGCAGATCGAGGCGCAGCCCAAGGGCCGCAAGAGCATCACCAAGCACAGCAAGTGGATGCGCCACATCCTCGAGGTCGTCGAGAGCGTTTATGCCGACGTCGAGAGCGTGCCATTCCGCAAGCTGGTCGAGACCGCCAGCGAGATGATCGAGCGCGACACGACGATCAACCCGGACACCGGCAAGATGGTTCGCGACCGCAGGCCGAGGGACATGGAGCGCGCGATCAAGGCCCTGTGCAAGGGCCCGGACAGCCCGATGGAATTGCACGGCAGTACCGTAGTTTTTTACACACCGGGGGGTTGACACGGTAAATCAACCAGTTTACGTAGGGCGCATAGCAATTAGGAGTAGGCAAATGATCATAGCAGCTGACTATACCAAGAACCGCACCGGCGCAGTTCTGACGATCTACGAGATCGCTGACGGGCGCCGCCGCAACTTCCGCGCGGCGATCCCGGTCTCTGGCCGCCGCGAGGCACGCAGCATCGCTGCGGCAGCGGGGGCCTTACCTTGGAACTTCTGATGGCGCCCGCCGTAATAGGGGCCACCGCGTCCACCGCGCTGTGCGCTAGTCTTGCGTGGCGTTGTTTTCGCGACAAGGACTGGGCGTGGGCGGTAGTGCTTTTTAGCCTGTTCGGCTGCGGACTGTCTGTTGTTGCTCTTGCTGTGGCCGAAATATGCAGCTCCTGACCCAGATCGACGACGCCATGGCGTTCGTCCGCTTGCCACGTGGCGTGTTCAAGCAGCTGCCACTGTTCGCCCGGGGCACCCGGGTCTACGTGCCCCACAGCGGCGGCTACATCCGCATATGCGCGGATCTGGGCGACGGGTGGGCGACCAGCTGCCCCGGCGTCAAGGTCTTGGATTTCACCCCGACTGCTGGTCTGGATATGACCGGCGAACCCTCGTACAAGGAGACGAAAGCATGAGTTACTCAATCACTATTGAAGCAGGCACCCTCATAGAACTGGGCGGAAAGGTTCTCGCGCTGGCAGCGCAGCTCAACCCGGCCAGCGGCGCGGCGGACCCGGTCATGCCCGAAATCAAGGAGACGAAGCCCAAGGCGGCCAACAAGCCTGCCGCTGAGAAGCCTGCCCCGGCAGAAGAGCCCGCACCCAAGGAAGAGCCTGCGGCCGAGGTCACCAACGTCAGCGATGAAGACCTGCGCGATCTGGTGATCGGGCTGGTCAAGGCCAAGGGCCGCGAGGTCATGCCGCCGATCCTCTCCCAGTTCGGCGTCGCCAAGGCGACCGAGATCACCGACCCCGCCCAGCGGCTGGAGCTGGCGAACGCCCTGCGCGACGCGATGGGGGAGTGAGCCATGTGGCCGTACTACAAAGGGAAATATCACCGCCGGAGAGACGCGGTAGAGGCGACCCACCGCGCGGCGTTGGAAGACCCGCGTGTGCAGTTTGCTTTAATGCAGATCGAAGCGGCGGACGCATATCTCGACGAGATCATGCGTTTCTTCGCGGGTACGGCCGAAGACGATTAACAAGGTTGCTCCGGGCTTCGGCCCGGGGCTTCTGCGAGGGCTGGGGCCTCTGACGGTGGCGCTACACAATCCGTCCTATGGAGGTGCCTAGTAGCAGGGACATCCTATCTGAAACAACGATAGCAGCCCAGTCCTCACAGAAGCCAACCACAAGGAGAACGGGCCTTGGCCTACCATGCAAAACTCAGCCCCTCCGGGGCGCACCGCTGGATGCAGTGCCCCGGCAGCGTCGTGCTCGAAGCCCAGTACCCCGATGAAAGCTCGGCATACGCCGCCGAGGGCAGCGTCGCCCACGACATCGCCACCGGCGTCCTGACCGATCCTGACTACGTCATCCCGGTGGGTGAGGTGGTCGAGTACGAGGGCCACAAGATCCTCGTCAGCCGCGAGATGGCGGGCTACATCGAGGACTACGCCCACTTCGTAAACGAGCTGGCCAAGGGCGGCTCGCTGCTCGTCGAGAACGACGTCTCGATTGGCCAGATGACCGGCGAAGAGGGGGCGACGGGCAGGGGCGACGTCATCATCGTCAAGCCCAAGCACTTCGACCTTGTCGATCTGAAATACGGCATGGGCGTCAGGGTCTTCGCCAGCGATCTGGTCGAGGGCGCCGGGAAGCCAAGGATAAATCCCCAGCTCGGCATGTACGCTCTGGGCGCGCTCTACGACCTCGACTACCTCGACGACTTCGAGACGGTCAGTGTCCACATCTACCAGCCCCGGATCAACCACCACGACAGCCACACCGTGACCGTGGCCGAGCTTCGTGAGTTCGAGGTGGAAGTGAGCGCGGCGGCGGCCCGGGCGCGCAAGGCTGTGGAACTGGCCGAAGCTGGCGAGACAGAGACCGACCTGCTGGCCAAGGGATACTTCAACCCGGGAGAGAAGCAGTGCAAGTTCTGCAAGGCCAAGGCCAACTGCATGGCGCTCCGCGAGGAGATCATGCTCAACGTCGGCGGCACGGTCACCAGTCCCGCAACAGCGGCTGAGTTCGCCGAGTTCGTGCCCATCGAAGTGGACGCCACCACCGGCGACAACTACCTGAGCATCGCCATGGAGAAGGTGGCTCTGGTCGAGCTTTGGTGCTCCGCCACCCGCGAGGAGTTATTCAGGCGGCTAGCCTCCGGGGCCGAGGTGCCCGGTTGGAAGCTGGTTACAGGGAAACAAGGAAACAGGTCTTGGACCGACCCAGCCAAGGTCGAGGAGATCATGAAGAAATCCTTTAGACTGAAGGACGCAGACGCGTATGTACAGAAGCTGATCTCACCCACACAAGCGGAAAAGCTCCTGAAAAGCAGTCCCGGTCGTTGGGAGAGACTGCAGGACTTCGTGACGCGCAATCCGGGGGCTCCGTCAATAGCACCTGTGTCGGACCCCCGGCCCGCGATAATCTTGGGCGCATCTGCGTCCGAGTTCGCCGAGTTCGTCACCGATGAGTAATTCAAGGCAAGTGCCGAGAATACGGTCATTTCGACCATCAACTAGCAAGTAGGAGTTAGAAAATGACAACGATCATGCTCAAGAGCGTCACTCTCGCGTTCCCGGCTCTGGCCGAGCCCGAGTCCGTCGGTGACGGCAAGCCCGCCTACGGAGCGCGCTACGTCATCGACCCCAAGGACACCGCCACGGTCGAGATGATCGAGGCCGCCATGCGGGCGGTCGCGAAGGAGAAGTGGAAGGACAAGGCCGACGACATCTACAAGATGCTCGCCGAGGACGGCAAGCTCGCCTTCAGCAAAAAGGAATACCGCAGTTCCAAGACCGGCAAGGTCTACGACGGTTTCGAGGGCATGTACCACGTCGGTACGCGCTCCGAGAAGACCAAGCCGACGGCCGTGGACCGCACCGGCAGCGAGATCACGGCCACGCCGGAGATCGAGCGGGTGTTCTACAGCGGCTGCCAAGTCCATGCCAAGGTCGAGTTTTGGGCACAGGACAACAGCTTCGGCCGCCGGGTCAACGCGACGACGTTGGGCGTCATGTTCGCCGGCGAGGGCACCCGCTTCGGCGGCGGCTCTGGTGCGGCGAGTGCATCTGACTTCGCCGGTCTCGCCAGCGACGCCAACGAGTTTGTCTGATGGACGGCTCGAACAGCAAGGACGAGCGCCTTGAACTCCTGCTCAGCCGCATCGAGCGGCTGGCCGAGGAGAAGCAGGGCATCGCCGACGACATCAAGGATGTCTTCGGCGAGGCCAAGGCGGTCGGCTACGACGTGAAGATCATGCGCGAGGTGCTCAAGCTCCGCAAGATGAACCGGGACGACATCATGGAGCGCGACGCGCTGATGGAGACGTACCGCAGGGCTGTGGGTCTGGACTTCGTCTGAGACCCCGGGGCGCGGCGGCTGGACTGCACACGGCCGCCGCGCTTTCCTTTTAGAGAGTAGGACTTAGCCACGTGTTAGACGCCGTACCCCCCGTGTTTAGGGCCCTTGACTACGAAGTCGTGCCGGTTTCCCACGCGAAGGGGAAGGCCTTCATAGAGCGTCATCACTACGCCCGAGGCTGCTCCAACACGGCTGTGTATTGCCACGGGTTGTACCTTAAAAACGGCGTCAATTTGCTCGGGGTAGCGATGTGGCTTCCCCCGACCCGAGTTGCCGCGGAAAGTGTAAACAAATCAGATTGGAAACGTGTCCTGTCTCTGACGAGGCTCGCTGTCCACCCACTCGTTCCCACGAATGGTGCCAGCTTTTTGATCGGGGCTTCTATAAAACTCATACGCGCAGATGGGCGTTTTGTGTCTCTAGTGACCTACGCAGACGAGAGCCAAGGCCACCTTGGGGGTATATACAAAGCTACGAATTGGGACTACGCAGGGCGCACTGGGCCTTATCCCCGCTGGCACGATACTGAGGGACGGCAGGTAGCTCAGAAAGCCACGACCAATCGGGTAAAAGCGGAGATGGAGCGTCTTGGCCACATCAAAGTCGGTTCCTTCTATAAACATAAATTCGTGCAGCATTTACGCCAAAGACGCGAGCCTCTCGGCCCGGGCATGGAGTTCGTATGAAGCTCTGGCTTGATACCGAAACCTACTCCGAGATCCCGATCTCCCACGGCGTCCACAAGTACGCCGAGGGTGCAGAGGTCATCATGGTGCAGGTCGCAATCGACGACGGGCCTGTAGAGGTTTGGGACACCTCGGATTCTGAGCAGCGCGGAAGCCAGATGTACGGTCTGCAGAGCATGATCGACAAGGCCGATGAAGTGTGCATCCACAACAGCGCCTTCGACCGCACTGTCCTGCGCATCGCGCATGATGTGCATATCCCCGTGGAGAAGATCACGGACACCATGGTCGTGGCTCTGATGCACAGCCTGCCGGCCGCCTTGGGCCAGTTGTGCGAGGCGCTGGGCGTGCCCGCCGACAAGGCGAAGGACAAGGACGGCAAGCGGTTGATCCACCTCTTCTGCAAGCCGCAGCCCGCCAACCGCAAGGTGCGCCGAGCGACGCGCGAGACGCATCCGGAGGATTGGGCCAAGTTCCTCAGTTACGGCGGCTCGGACATCACCGCCATGCGCGAGTGCCTCAAACGCATGCCGCGCTGGAACGACACACCGCACGAGCGCGAGTTGTGGCGGATCGACCAGATCGTCAACGACCGTGGCATCTGCGCCGACCTCGAACTGGCGGAGAAGGCCCAGAACGCCTTCCGCCGCGCCAGCAAGGAGATGGCCGCCCGCATATCGGAGCTGACCGACGGCGCCGTGCCCTCGGCGACGCAGCGCGCCAAGCTGCTCGACTATCTCGTGTTGGACCGCGCCTGCTACGTCGAGGACATGACGAAGGGCACGCTGGCTGCCGCGCTCAAGGACGCCGACCTGCCGCCGGGCACCCGTGAGCTGCTGGAGATCCGGCAGCAGGCCGCAGCGACGTCCCCGGCCAAGTACCGGGTGTTGGGCAACGCCACGTCCTCGGACGGTCGCATGCGAGGCCTGATCCAGTTTTGCGGGGCCGCGAGGACAGGCCGCGATTGTCTGGCTGAGGGGGCCCCAGTGTTGGTGAGAGATGCGCGAGGCCGTGTGTATGAGCGGCCGGTCCAGCACGTTCAGGGAACGGAGCAGGTATGGGACGGCGACGAGTGGGTGAGCCACGAGGGTGTGGTATTTTCCGGGTATAAAAATGTCGTAGAGCATGACGGTGTGGTTGCAACTACTGAACATATAGTATACATATCAGCCACAGAAAGTATGACGCTTGGTGAAGCCAAGCAGAAAGGTGCCGCGCTGTGGGCCGGAAACAATACTCCATCTACAAACTGACCAGCCCTAGCGGACGGGCCTACGTTGGTTTTACCAGCCAACCCGTGTCCGAGCGTTGGCGGCAGCACGTTGGGCGGGCAGACCGTGGTGGCAAGCATCCGCTGTGCTCGGCAATACGCAAGTACGGCAAGGAGGCGTTTTGTGTAGAGACGTTGGCCACCTACGATGTGTTGGACGACGCGCTTAAAGCTGAAGTCGCCGCCATCGCCGGGTTAGAGAACGCCTACAATATATCGCCCGGCGGAGACTCTGACGGAGGGGCTGGTGTGGCGCGGTTCCGCGAGCTGATGACCGACCCTGTGTGGCGTGCGACATACCTCGAGAGACTGAGCACATCTATGAAAACCAGCGTGCGGTACGCCGAAAGCCGCAAGCGTATCGCAGGAGTTCTGGAGGCATGGCGCCTAGAGAACCCGGCCAAAGCCTATCGCACGTCGATGCGGAACTTGCGCATTGGAGCTAACCGGCACGGGCGCAGGAAGCCCTCCACAGAGCCAGCGCGCGTCCCCCGCACGAAGGGGGGAGCGGCAGCAAAGCTGCATCGGAAAATAGCCTCCAGAGAAGCGGCCAAACGTCAGTGGGCTGGAATGGACCCGGACAAGAAAGCTCGCGTCCACGAAGCCATATCTAAATCACTGACGGATCACTACGTCTCTATGTCAGACACTGAAAGAGCCGCACATGCAGCGCAACTCGCAGAGGCGCGCAAAAGCATAGACCATGACTACCGCAAGGCGCAGCAGAAACTAGGCCTCAAAGCCTATTGGACCGAAGAGCGCCGTGCGGAGTTCGGGCGCAAGGTTAAAGCCAGAAACGCAGCGAGAAAGGCACAGACGTGACCCCGACGTACGACATCGTGAACGCAGGCCCGAGAAACAGGTTCACTGCGTACGGCCGGGTCGTATCCAACTCGGGGCGGGTGTGGCAGCCCCAGAACCTCCCACGGCCCACCATGGACGCCGAGGCCGTCGAGCGCGGCATTCAGGCGATCAAGGCCGACTGCGAGGACCTGCTGTTCGACAACGTCTCCGAGATCTGCGTCAATGCCGTGCGCGGCTGCCTCGTGGCCGCGCCGGGCAAAAAGCTGCTCGTCGCCGACTTGTCGAACATCGAAGGGCGTGTGCTGGCATGGCTCGCGGGTGAGGAGTGGAAGGTTCAGGCCTTCAAGGATTTCGACGCCGGTGTGGGGCATGATCTCTACATTCTGGCGTACGCCCGGGCCTTCAACATGAAGCCGGAAAATGTGTCTAAGTCATTGAGACAACTCGGAAAAGTCATGGAACTAGCCCTAGGTTATCAGGGGTCGGTAGGGGCCTTTCTGTCCATGGCCGCCAACTACGGCATGTCGATGCCAGAGGATAAGGTGTTGGAACTGGTGCGTGCTTGGCGCCGCGCCAACCGTCGGATCAACAGCCTCTGGTATGACGTCGAGGCCGCAGCCAAGTCGGCAATCCGGGAGCCTGCGGGCAGCTTCACAGTGCGTGACCTGACCTTCAGCATGAAGGATGGTTGGCTGCGCATGCGACTGCCGTCCGGGCGATACCTGAGCTATCCCAAGGCGCAGATCGGCGTGCCGTGTCGCGACTGCAAGGGTGCCGCCAAGTGGACAGAGGGGGGTGTTATGGAGGACCCCCGAGACCCGAGGGTGGTTGTGTGCCAGACATGTGGTGGCACCGGCCTCGACGACACCCAGATCCGCTACTGGGGGGTCAACCAGTACACCCGCAAGTGGGAAATGCTGGAGACCTACGGCGGGAAGTTTTGTATCGCGGCGGGCACGCCCGTGCTTACTGACAGTGGTTGGCTACCCATCGAGGACGTGCGCGGTGAGCATCGCGTATGGGACGGTGTTGAGTGGGTTTCGCATAAAGGCCTTGCACGCAACGGCGTTAAGGCGGTAATATCTGCGCACGGTGTTACAATGACACCAGACCACAAGGTCCTGACCACGGAAGGTTGGATTTGTGCATCACAGAGCGAGAGATTTGAGCGGGCAGACGCTAGGGTATCTTACGGCATTGAACTACTCAAGGAGCAACGGTCGGAGATCCCTGTGGACGTGCCGGTGTGTATGCGGTCGGACTATAGATATGGCCGCCTCGGACTTCCTGAAGCAAAAGAAAAAGGGCATACAAGCGTCCTGTGGCTGCCGCCGGCGAGAGAGCATCGGAGCGAAGAACACAACGCACGGGATGTCGAGACACAAGGCTTTTGCAGTGTGGCGCTCGATGAACGACCGTTGCCGTCTACCAACGCACCACGCGTGGGCCAACTATGGCGGACGTGGGATCACGGTATGCGAGCGTTGGCGAACTTCTTTTCAGGCCTTCTGGGCCGACATGGGGGGCAGCTACCGGAGCGGGCTGACACTAGAGCGGCGCGACAATTCTTCTGGTTACCGCCCGGAGAATTGTTACTGGGCCACTCGGCAACGGCAGGCTCGCAACACCCGGCTGAATGTGCTGATAGACACGCCTTGGGGCCGTGTGACAGTGGCCGAGGCTGCCGCGCGCGCGGGTCTGAATTACACGACCCTTGGGTACCGGCTGAAAGCTGGGATAACCGGGGCCCTGCGGTTTGTGCCCCCCGGATGTTTGCCGAGGTTTTAGACTTAGTGGATTGTGGCCCACGTAATCGGTTCGTCGTGCGTGGCGCCGATGGGGGACACCTCATTGTCCACAACTGCGAGAACGCCGTGCAGGCCATCGCCCGCGACATCTTCCTGAACGGCATGCGCCGCGCGGAACTGACGGGCTACCCTGTCGTCCTGCGCGTCCACGACGAGCTTGGTTGCGAAGTGCCTGACGACCCCAGCTACACCGTCGAGGCCTTGTGCGGCTTCATGACGGCCGGGGAGCACTGGTCCTTCGGCCTGCCGCTGGCGGCTGCCGGGGGTGAGATGTATCGCTACGCGAAGGAGGATTGAGACATGGGCGAGTACGCGGACGAATACGTGGACAGCCACATCGACAGCTGGCGGGGTGGAAACGGCCGTGGCTGGGGCGATCCTGAACCAGTGGACAAGACGACAGCTGGCCTGCGGATCGCCGCGCACAAGGCTTTCGACCCCATCTGGCAAAGCGGAGAGATGACCCGCAGCGAGGCGTACCGATGGCTCGCTGGGGAGATGGGTCTATCGAGCAAGGCGTGCCACATGGTGCGGATGAACGCGGACCAGTGCCGCGAGGTCGTCCGCATCTGCACTGTGCGTGAGTTCGGGAGGTTGGCGTGTTGAAGATCAAGTACGAGCGGATCTGCGACGCCTGTGGCGCGCAAATATCGGCCGAAAGCTACAACATACAGCACCGGAACAATGTCCTTCCACAACCCCCCTCGGCGGACCTAAATGTGACGGGGTTCGAGCTGTGCGAGGGGTGTTACGAGCCCCTGCGCGAGCCGTTGCTGGAAATTATCGTTGCCGGCGCCACCAAGAAAGGCAGAACATGACCACGAGACGGAACCACCGGGACAAGAGCATGACCTTCACCTGCGACGACTGCGGGGAAGAGTTCGAAAGCCAGTCCGACGACTTCCACGAGGCACGGGACGAGTTCAAGGACGAGGGTGGCTGCGCTCGGCTTGAGTGCGGCGAGTGGATGCACTTCTGCAAGGACTGCAAATGACACCCGCTGATGAGCCCCGTCCGTACTTGCGGTGGATCGGGCCCGAGCAGCGCGATGGCGTGCGCGACTTCACGCGCGGCCACCGTATGCCGTATCCGGGGCCGAAGGTACATCTGGTGTCAGCGGACTGCCCTTGTAAGCCAGTACAGACGCACGGCCAGCAGGGTGGGGTCAAGTTCTGGGAGCACAATCCGCTATGACACCCGCCGGCAAGCTCCAAGCCTACCTGCGCAAGCAGATTGAGGCCCTCGGCGGTGAGTACCGCAAGGTCCAGTGGGAGGGCCGTGTCGGCTGTCCGGACTGCTACGTCTGGCTGCCCGACGGCCGCTACGCGTGGATCGAGGTCAAGGCCGGGCGTGATCGCCTGAGCAAGCTGCAGGAAGTAGAAATGAAGCGCATGCGGGCTGCTGGTCTGGCGGTGTTCATCGTCAAGACCGAGGCCGATGTCGATTGGCTGATCGAGTTCAACCTGTGAGCAAGGACTTCATCCCACACGCTTACCAAGAGGAAGCCCTGACGCACGTCTACAACAAGCGTCGGGGCGGCCTCTGGATGCCCATGGGCGGGGGCAAGACGGTGACAGTGCTGACCGCCCTCGACCAGTTGAACTTCGTCGAGGACGTTTTCCCTGCGCTGGTGTTGGGGCCGAAGCGCGTCGTGCGCACGGTCTGGGCGCAGGAGGCCTCGAAGTGGAACCACACCAAGCACCTGCGCGTCTCAGTCATCACCGGGACGCCGATGCAACGCCGCCGGGCCATCGCCGCCGAGGCCGACATATACTGCACCAACTATGAGAACCTGACGTGGCTGATGGGTGAGCTGGGCGACGAGTGGCCCTACCACACCGTCGTCGCTGACGAGGTCACGCGTCTCAAGTCCTTCCGCATCCGGCAGGGCGGTAAACGCGCCCACTCCCTCGGCAAGGTGGCCCACACCAAGGTCAGGCGGTTCATTGGCCTGACCGGGACACCCGCGCCCAACGGTCTCAAGGACCAGTGGGGCCAGACGTGGTTCTACGACAAGGGGGAGCGCCTCGGGGCGACGTTCACGGCCTTTGAGAACCGCTGGTTCCAGAAGGGCCACAACGGCTTTGGCCTCGAGCCGCGCGCCCATGCGCAGGAAGAGATCCACGCCAAGCTCAAGGACATATGCCTGACGGTCAAGGGCCTGCAGGTGGATGAGCCGATCTTCAACGACATCTACGTGGATGTCCAACCCTCGGTGCGCCAGCTCTACAAGGCCCTCGAAGACAGCATGTTTGCCGAGCTGGCGAACGACCGCACGGTGTCGGCCGTCCACGCAGCGGCACGGACCAACAAGCTCTGCCAACTGGCGAACGGCGCGATCTACGCCGACAAGGACCTGTGGGAGACCAAGTGGGAACCTGTCCACGGCGCCAAGCTCGATGCTCTGGAGAGCATCGTCGAGGAGGCGAACGGCATGCCCGTGCTGGTCGGCTACCAGTTCATCAGCGACCGGGTGCGGATAATGGAGCGTTTCCCACAGGCACGCTTCCTCGACGACGATCCGGACACGCTGGTGCAGTGGAACAAGGGCCGCATACCCATGTTGGTCTGCCACCCCAAGTCTGCTGGCCACGGGCTCAACCTGCAGGACGGCAGCAACATCCTCGCGCTGTTTGGCCTTGGCTGGAGCCTAGAGGAGTACCTTCAGATAATCGAGCGCATAGGCCCCATGCGGCAGAAGCAGTCCGGCTACGACCGCCCGGTCGTTGTCCATCGGATCCTGCTCAAGAACAGCGTCGATGAGATACAGCTGCGGCGCATGGAGACGAAGCGCAGCGTGCAAGACCTTTTGTTGGAAGCCATGGAAAGGACAGGACTATGAAAAGACTGATCGAGAGTGACCCCTGCTTCGTCAAGGCAATGCCCGACGAGCCTGCCTTCGTGCTGCTCGCCCGAGACCCGATGGCGCCGGCACTGGTCCGGTTGTGGGTAGCCGCGCGCCGTGTGGCCATTGCTGAAGGTGCTCGGCCGATGTCGGACCTGCAGCAGGTTACGTTGGCTGAACTGGAGGCCGAGCGCATGGAGGCGTGGCGGCGCGATGCCGAAGGGTCGTGGCGCGATCAGCACAGCTTGTCATTTGAGGCGGCAGACGCTACAGGATGAAGCCGGAGGGTCATTTTGTCCCACCGCCTCTCCCGAACTGGCCCGCGCAGCGATGCGCGGGCTTTTTTACGCGAGGCCACCCTCGGCGTAGCCGGGCCCATGCCTGATGAAGATATCGTTGAAGGCCTCGTCAGGATCTACCCCAGTCAAGCGCGCGGTGCGCTCTACCATCTGGTTGATCTGTTCGATCATAGGACTGGGCACGTAGCCTTTGGACTTGCCGCCGAGCAGCTTGGCCCCCGCCCACGCGACGTCCTGCAAGTTCATAGGGTCGACGCCGTACTTGCGCGCGACATCGCCCAGCGCCGCTTCGAAGGCGCCGTAGCTGGGGCCGGGCGGCTCTTTGTACGAGGGATCCCAGAGGCCTGACATCTGCTCGTCGATGGTGGCTCTGTCGCTGTGGCCCATGAAGTTGCCCGCGAAGTTGAACCGCTTGGGGTTGTTGCGCGCGACGAAATCCCCGCGATCTGCGGCCTTGGCGTACATCTCCATGTTGCCGCCCGCGAACCGGCCGCCAATGGGGTAGGGGAAATCGTAGCTGGCTTCTGGGACAGGCAGCCCCCGCTCCCGCAGGAAGTTGCCGTACATGGCCATGCGCAGGTTCGAACGAGGGTCGGCGCCGCCGGTCGTCGCCGCCATGGGGTTGGCGAAGTTGTACTTGAAGGAGAGGCCGCCGAGGTCCTTGCCAAGCTCTTGCTGGTATGCGTCTTCCAGCTGGCCCATGGCGTACCAGTCACGCGCGCCGGCATGCTCAGAACCAACCTCGTAGGCCTTGGCCAACCGGTCCAGTGCTTCCGGGTTGTTGGCTATAGGCTCGTACTTCTCTACGGAGGCCCGGGTGCGGGGGGGCTGCATCCTCGAGGGTGTTGCCCACAAGTGGATAGCGGCTGGGGTCTACGTCGAAGCGCGCGGCGGGGTCAAACAGAGGTGTGTACTCGCCCGCGTCGATGTTGGTCTGCGCTGCCTTCAGTTCCTTGGCAACGGCCAGCGCCTCAGGAGAGTTCACCTTTTGCAGGTATGCTTTGCCTGTATTCCGGTCCCGTGCGTGCTGTGGCGGCGCCGTGCGCGGGTACCGCTCGCGCAACGCCTCTCGATCCACGCCCCGTACCGGGGCTGCACGGCGGTTGGCTCCTGAGGCCCGGCGCACGACGGCGGGCGCCTTCGGCCTCACTGCCAGATCGGGCGCCGCCCGACGCGCGACCGTGCGCTCGATAGTCTCCGCACCGGCCCGCTCCGCGATCTCCTTGGCCAGTCTGCCCAGAATGCTCATTCGACGGCGCCCCCCTCGGCGTAGCCGTTCGGGCCGCGTGTTATCATCCGCAGATCCTGCACTGGCTCAAAGACATCTGCAGCGCCCCGCCCCTCGGCGAGGAAGTTGTTGTTGCGATAACCGGAATAGCCGTAGTCCTGTACCAGCTTCACGAGGTCCGGGATGTACTGGGTGCCTTCTGTCCCCGCCTTGCGGACGGGCATGCGCATGTTCTTCAGGTTGTAGGCCTTGGCCAGCTGCACCAGCTGCTCCGGGTCGCTCTGGATGTCGTACAGGCCCTTGACCCGGCCCTCGTAGGCGTGCGGTGCCACGGCCGCCACCATCGGCTCCGGGAGCACGGTGCCTTCCGAACCAAGGTAGAAGCTGGTCTTGCCGCCGGCTGGGACGCCACCGATCCAATGCTCGTCGCCCCGGTGCCCCGTGCCGAAGAACGAGGGGTCTGTTGCGGTGAGCCCGGGCGAATGGCTGAAGTGAACGGCACGCTCCTCGGGCGACGGCGTTTTGGGCCGGTTGACCGGCCCGAGCCACCCGGGCACGCCGCCCTTGGTGTTGGCCGGCAGGTACTCCGGCGGCAGCAGCAAGGGGAGCTGCGGCGCGAACTGGGTCTGCGCGCCGAGTTCGCGCAGCTGCGCGTTCAGCGGCGCGATCTCGGCCGCGCTGGCGCCGGGCCGACCGCGCATGCGATCCATCTGCTCGATCTGGGCTATCTCGTCGCGGATCCTGTTCATGCGGTACGACAGGTCCGCATTGGCCGTGCCATAGTTGACCCAGCTGTTCTGCCCCCGCGTCTCGGACAAGAGGCCCATCTGCGCGAGGGGCGACATCATCTGCGAGTGACTGGCGTAGGCGATCTCTTCGCCACCCGGCCGGAACGTCGAGCCACGACCCGCGTGGCCGAAATAGTCGTGGACGGCGCGGAACTTTTCGTTCGCGGTAAGGCCAGTCTCGGGGTCGATGTCGCTCAGGTAGGGGTGCGGGTCGCCCCCACGAAAAACATTGAGGCGCCCCCGGCCGAGAACGTCGGCCAGCATCCCACTGGGTCTGGCGTACTCGCCTTCACCAAAGTTGTAGCGCAGCTCGATTGGCAGCCTGTCGAACTGCTGGTCGACCTCAGTGCCCATCTGGCGGTACGCCGCCTCGGTCAGCTGGTCGTAGTTCTGCGCGCCGCTCTTCTCGACGACGTCGGGCATGAGTTGGCCATACCGCTCGAACAGGGCGCTCTTGTATTCCGGGCTGCCTTCCGCAGCGAGTTGGAACACCCGGCCAATGCCAGCCTGCTTCGCGAGACTTGTCCCCGGGTCAGGAAGGTCCATATCGTAAGACCGGCCCATCGCCTCTCGGGTGTACTCGTCAGCGAGAGACAGGGGTTGGTTGGTCTCAGGGTTGGCGAGGAGAGCACGCTGCTGGTTCAGTGTGGCGCCCTCGGCCTCAGGCACGATCAGAGGCTCCGCGCCCTCACGCTTGATGTGGAGAAACGGGCCCACGGTCTTTGTCAGATACGGCGAGGTGGGGGTAACGCGGCTGAACGTCGGGACGGCCAGCTTGGGGCCAGCGTTGAACGCCTCCTGTCGCGGCGTGAGTTGCGGCGCTTCCGCTGGTGCGGCGCGCTTGGGAAAGGCCGAAGGGCCCCGTGGAGAGGCGCCTTCGATGGGGGCCTGTGGCCTCAGGCGGGGAACGACGGTCGCCGCCCTCTCTACCGTTTCTACCGCTCGAGGCGCTCTCCGCGCTACAGCGCGTATCGCGGGCGCGATGGCGTATTTCCCGGCGAGACGACCCAGACCGGGAGCGACAGTGAGACCGGCGAGAAGGTAGTCTTCCAGTTCGCCACGACCACCTAGCGTGCGGCGAACCGCCCTCTCGGTCATGTCTGGGCCCACGAGGCCTTCGGTGAGTTCCTTTATGTTGCCGACGACACGAGGTGCGTCACGGCCGATCAGATACCCGAGGCCCCCCTCGACAGCGTCGTACACCTTTTGGGTGATGGTGTCCGGCCTGTACGCCTCGATGTAGTCTTGCCCACGCGCACGAGCCGCAGCGCGGTTGGCCGCGCGGGCATTCTCCGCGCGCCGAAGTTCCGTCCGCCGCGCCCTGTCTTTGGCGGGCGCAGGCATCAGCGGCCCCCTGCGTAGAAGTCAACCGCCTCTTGCTCGTCGCCCGGAAGGCTCAGTTGGTAACGACGCAGCAGCTCGCGTTTACGCTCCTCTTCGGTCTCCTGCAGGGTCTGCCCGGTGCGAGCCAGCGCGAGGGTCTTGCCGGGGTTGTCGGAGTAGATGTCGTAGGCCTTGGCGAGGCTATCCAGACCCATGTCTACAGCAGGCTCAGCCACACGCGCCCCGGTGCCGGCCAGTCGGCCCAGACCGTAGGAAGCCTCGCCCATAAGACGGGGGCTGCTCGTGGCCAGCAGGGGGACTGCACTGGGGCCACCGAGGTAGGCCAGCGGCACAACCGAAGCGGACTGCAGGCGACGCGGGGTCCACGTCGAGGCGGTCTGCCCGGCCAGCGACGGCATGAGCATGCCCGAGGGGTCCAGTTCCGCGAGACGTTCGCCCTGCGCGGCCCGGTAGCCGTAGTTGGTGTTGGCGTTGTTGCGGAAGATGGACTGCAGCCGGCGAGAGGCGCTCTCGATGTTTGGCTCCTTGCCACGTGCTGCAGCCAGCCCGAAGCTGTTCTCCAGCTGACGGACCTCATTCGAGGCGGCCTCGTAGCCGCGCATGGTGTCGGCGTAGATCGGATCGTGCCGCACCAACTCGTCCTTGACGGCGTTGTAGGCCTCACCAGCGACGCGGGCTGCGTCGCGGTCGTAGGCACCACCGATACGAGACCCCACGTCGTACAGGTCCTGCTTGAAGGCATCGACCTGCATGGGCAGCAGGAGGTTGGGGTCCTGCGCCGCCTGCGCGACATAGTGCTGCACCGTGGCGTTGATGTTGTCCCACGCGACATGACTGCTGGGCCGGTTGGGGGCCCCGAGCATGGCGTCGTAGTTGCGCGGCTTCATGCGCGCCAGACGCTGGGTCACCCCCGTGAGGTCTAGCGGAGCGGGGTTGCGGCCAAACTGCTGCATGCCCGCTTCATAGGCGCGCGAGGCCTGTTCGCGCAGAGCTGAGAGGCCATCCCGCGCGTAGCGGATGGTCTCGTCTACCCGCGACCCCGGGTTGCGTAGGTTTTGCGTGAAGGCTTCCGAAGCCGCCGTCGGCGCACCCGCCTTGCCCCGCTCGAAGCCGGCGGCTGTCGCTTCGCGTATCGCGGCGCCTCCGACGCCAGAGGGGAAGCCGACGATCTCTGTGGCGAAGTCCCGGGCGCCCGTTGCCAAGCCGTCCGGCAGGGCGCGGGCAGCGGCAGGCACCCCCTCGGCGACAGCAGCCACGCCGGCAGACAAGGGGTCAATCGCCCTGCCTGCCGTCGCGAGAACCTCGCCGGCTCGGCCAATCGCTCCGGGCGCCCGGGCAGCGGCCGTGCCGCCTCCGGTGAAGAGCATGGAGACGTCACCCGCGAGACCAAGGGGGTCGGTGACGGCCGTCTGTCTGAGAGCGTCCAGACTGCCGTAGCGGTCGGACAAAGCCTGCGCGAAGGCATCGATGGTAGGTGTATCGGCTTCGCTGCCACCAGCGGCCTTGACGGCTTCTGCGGCGAGGTCGGTCATCGACTTGAACGTACCGAGGCGCTCGCCGGTAAACAAGCTGGCCGCCGCATCGACCGGCAGCGCGGCGACGCCTTGAACGAGGCTCGCTGCGCTCTCCGGGATGTTGCGGCCCGTCTGCACGAGGTTCTCGCCGATGGTCGCGTTGTCGGCCGCCATCTTGTCCACGGCGCTGTAGTCGAAGCCTGCGGTGGCGGCGCGCTGCTCGGGGGTCAGGCCCTCGAGTTCACGCAGGCTGCCCAGCACGCTCTCGCGGTAGGAGGGCACGTCCCCGGGCTGGATGCCCCCGACCTCGGCCCAATAGGACGCCATGGTGTCCGCCACTGCCTCGGGGTTGAAATCCGGGGAACGGATCTGGGCGAGGATGGCCTGCTCCTGCTCCGGGGTGAAACGCTTGCCTTGGATCGGCTGGCCCTGCGGTGTGCTGCTCTGCTCCCCCTCCGGGGGACGAGTGGCGCCGCCATTGGCCTTGATGCGCTTGGCCAGACCCTGCGTCTGGTCGTACCTCAGAAGGTCCTGATAGAACGGTGCCCCGGCGTGCTCGCCGACGACGTCCTCGGGCGGCAGGCCGTACCGCTTGGCCGTGGCCGTGTACTCGCGGCGCGTACGGTCATAGGCCGAGCCGTAGGCCGAAACACGGCTGATAAGTTCCTTGCGGATGCCCTCGCGGGCCTCATCGCTGAAGGTACCACCATTGAGAACCTGCTTGCCGAACTTGGCGGCGTAGCTTTCGATGATGGGCATGATTTCTGCCCACAGCTTCTGCTCGCCCTCACGCACTGCGCTGTCGGGATCAGACAGTTTTGCGGCGGTATACAACAGCGTGAGGTCCCCCTCGGGGGTGGGCGAGGAGTTCAGTGCCGCAACAAGCTCAGGGATGGACTTGTTGTAGATCATAACCTGCTTGTTGCCGAAGAAATTGTTTCGCAGGCTCTCTGACTGGGCGAGCGGCTTGAACCGCAGGTCCATCTGCTTGCCTTCGAGCGAGGCCTCTGCCTCGGGCCGGATGTAGGGGAGCTTGGCCTCGCCAGTCTTGATGTCGATGTCGCGGCCACGGCTCTCCTGCTGACCCTTGGCCTGCTCACGGCCGCCCTTGCCACTCCACTGGATCTGGGTGGGGTCGATGTTGGGGGGACCTGCCATTATCGCGTTCCTTGGCCGAGGGGGCGGCCGCCGGCGTCGTACACAGTGAAGCTGTTGGGACTGTCATACACCCGAATGGAGCCGTCGGACATCTTTTCCGTCGACCTGCCGTTCAGTGTACCCGCCTCGATCACGACGACCTCGTCGAGGGGGATGGTGCGCCCGAGGTTGTCGGACCACGCTACGCGAGGGCGGGGCGGGGCCTTCAGCCGGGCGGTGAGGTACTTCTCTTCGAGGTCGCCCAGATCGCGCGCCTTCTGCATGTTGAGGCCAGCCACCTTCTCAGCGACCGTGTTGTGGAACCTGTTGCGCTCCTGCATGACCGGGAGCATGGTGCCCACGGCATTGCCTATGGCCTCCCCGAAGGAGCCACTGCGTGTCGGCTGGAGCAGGCCAGCCCCCAGTGCGAGCAGGATGTCGTTCGTGCTCGGGCCCTTGTAGGCGTCCTGAAGCTGCTTCGCCGCCGCATCATACATGTCGGCGACGGACTTGCGCCGCGTTTCCAGAAGCGCGTCCAGACTGCCTGCGGCCTGCGGCTGTGCGCCCGCGCTGGACGCCGAAGCGGCCACGTCGAGGGGCGACGGCGCGGCGGACCAATCCGAGGATCCGTCGAGGGCCGGAAGCTCGCCTTCGTCATCCTCTGGGGGAATGTTGCCGCTTGCGTCGGCCCACGCTCTGGCTTGCACTGGGCCAAGACGCCCCACGATGCGCTGCCAATCTGCCAGAGGGATCTGGCCGGGTTCGGGTGCTGGCATTATTTCCCTCCCCCGAAGACACCGGAGCCGGCCGCCGTCAGGCCCAGACCCGCGATGGTCTGAAGCGTACTCGGCGTCGGGACCTTGGTGTTCTGGTACTGGATCTGGCCCTGCGGCACAGCCGGCGCTATCGCGCCGAGGGTCTGGGCCGACTGCGTGATCTGCTGCTGCGGATAGTTCTGCTGGTTCTGGAAGTCCTTGTAGGCGAGGTCCAGATTGGCCTGATCGAATGCCTGCTGCTGGGCACCGACGCCCGTGATGGCCGTCGCCCCGGTGAGGCCCTGCTGCTGGGTCTGGCCCGCCTGCGATTGCAGTTGCTGAGCTGCGGCAAGCTGCCGCAGCAGGTCGTTCTGCTGCGCCACGGCGGCCTGCTGTGCGGTCTGCAGCTGGATGTTCTGCTGGCCTTGCGCGAGTTGCCCCTGTTGGTTGGCGGTCTGGGCCGCGAGATTGGCCGCCGCCTGCTGCGCCTGCTGCTGGGCCACACCGAGCTGGCCCATCTGCGACCCGATGGTCGTGAGGTTGCCCTGCTGCGCTTGGCCGAGGCCGGCGATATTCTGGCCGATGGCGTTGAACTGCTGACCCGCCTGCGCGAGTGCGCCCTGCTGGGCCTGCCCGAGGGCACCAGCCTGTTGCGCCAACTGGGCCTGCCGCGCGAGATCGCCCTGACGCGTGTTGAGGGCCTGCGTGTAACCCTGCTGCATAGCAGCCATCTGTTGCTGGCCAGTGGTGTCCATGATGTCGCGCATGGCGCGCAGGCTGTCGGTATTGAGGCCTGTCGGCGTGAATGTCCCGTTCGCGCCGCGACCCGCGAATTGGCCCGACCCGATATAGCGGCCCTCCAGTTGCGGCAGCAGTTCACGAAGGTTGCGCGCCGCGACGTCGCCGAACCCGCGCACGACACTGTCGGTGTATGGGTTCATGTAGTCGTCGATGTTGGAGACGGACGTCCGGCTCGCCTCCTGCATGTACGGGTCCGCCATGGCGATGGCCATCGGGTCCGTGCTCTGGCCGGTGTACGTGGCGCTCTGGTTCCAGAACGGGCTGGGCTTGCCCCACAGGTCATAACCAGCGGACTGCTGGAAATACGGCGTCGCGCCCCCGGCGGCATTGCTGCCAGCGGCAGCAGCGGCCAGCTTGTTGGCGGTGCCGAAACCTTCCAGCGCACCCGCCGTACGATCCTGCGCAGCAGCATTGAGAAGAGGCGCTACGGTGTCGAGGGTGGAGCGCCCGAGGGTGTCAGCCGTCGCCCCAACGGCCGTATTGAGGATCGGCGCGTAGCTGCCAGCAGCACCGATTGTGGCCGCCTGCCCCACGCGCTGGACGTCATTGAAGCCCGCGATGCGCGGCGCGTCGTAGGCCGTATACGGCCGGTTGGCGACCGCCTGCTGGTTGGCGATGATGTCCTGCGCGTAGTTGGTGTACCACGTCGGCAGGATGCCTTGTGTGAAGGTGGTCTGACTGGCCATCAGGCGCGGCCCCCTTTGAGATACTTCTCGGGCGACTTCGCGCTCAGGCTGATCTTGCCCTTTGCGAGGTTACGCCCTTTGTGCTTGCGCAGGTTCACGCGCAGTGCGTCGAGTTTCTGCGCGCCTGCCTTGCTCGATCCGTCGCCGAGCATGGCCACGGTCTCCGCATCGAAGACGTACTCGCCATCGGATAGCAGGGCCGGGATCTTGTCATCGCGGCCGTTTCCAGAACCGCGCACGGCGAAAGGTGAGACGCTCTCGCCGCCATGTTCGCTGACTTCGCCGCCCTTGGCGTAACCGCCTTGGACGTAATTGAAGTTGGCTCGCTCGGGCAGGCTCCCTGCGTTGTAAGCCTCGAAGGCCCGGCTGTTGAGGATGCCGCCATCTCCACCCTGCGAGCGGGCGCCGAGGTTCTGGAAGCCGGACGTGGGTTGGCGCCCCTCGCTGCGGAACACGGGGTTGAAAAACTTGTCCTGCGCCGCCTGATCGGGCGGGGGGTCGTCCTGACTGCCCTTGCCGCCGAACAGCGCCGACCCCGCGATGGCCAGCGCCGGCAGTGCGTACTTGTTGGGGATGCCTTTGATGCCGAGGAAGTTCTGGTTCCAGAAGTTTGGCTTCTTCACTGGGACGCCGATCTGGCCCTCGGTGGAGACTATGGGCGGCGTGCTTCCCGGTGTGGTGGTGGCAGGGGCCGCTGCGACAGACCCTAGGGCCCCTCCAAGCGCACCATTCACACCACCTGTAGCCGCGCCCGCTGCGGTATTCACCGCAGCCTTGGTCGCTGCGTTAAGGCTGGAAGCACCGACGCCACCCGTCAGACCGCCGAGCAGCGCGCCTTTCAGCCCACCACCCCCGAGCGCCCCGCTTGCGGCCCCGGCAAGCGCGCTGCCCGCCGTGCTGCCGATCTTGAGCGCGGAGCCGATGGCCGGGCCGACGCCGGGGATGAACATGGCCGCGATGGGCAGGAGCTTCTTCAGGAAGCCGAGAAAGAACTCAGGCTGACCAGTCTGCGGGTTAATCGTCGGCTCGCCCCACAGCTGTTTCAGTTCTTCGAGTTCCGCCTTGTTGATGTGGATGATTTCCGTGTCGCCATAGCGTCCGGCGTTCCTCACGGCGAGGGCGGCGTCGACCAGTCCGCCCTTGGCGTACCGCGCCGGCGCGGCGTAGTGGAGGACCACCGGAAAGCGTTCGTGGGATGTCCTCATCTGCATCAACCTTGTGCTTCCAGCATAGGGTAGACCAGCTCGGCCCACTCTCGCCAGTTGTTGAAATTGTAGGGGTCGGGGGGATTGCGCTGTGCTATGGGTGACGTGCGCAGGAGCCCGACGGCCCAGTCCTGCCAGTCTCCCTCGTCGTCCAAGCGACCGAGCGACCATGCGTAGCGTTCCGACAGTATAACGCTGTCGGCCCAGTCGCGCAAACCCATTCCGTAGGGGTTTATCATCCGATCACCGTGCCGTCGGCCGGCTGCAGGTGGGCCAGCACAACACCCATCTGGTAGTCACCCCCGAGCACGTTGCTCTCGAAGCGGAAGCGCATTTGTCGCCGCGCCTCGCTGAAGTACACCACCTGTTCGGCCGAGGTACTCGCCGTATCAGGGAACGTCATGACAGGGCCCTCTACCTCTGGTGCGCGGGCGTTGGCGCGGCCTTTGATTTGCACCGTCATATCGCCGCTTTGCACGAAATCCGGCTCCAGCATAAGGATCTGCAGAGACTTGTTGATCTGCTTCTCGATGGGGAGGCACATCTCGCCTGTCTCGAAGTACGACTGCACTGGGCGGAAGTTGCTCCCGTCCTGCTCGTCGAGGGCGTGTTCGTGCTGCCACAGCTTGTATTCATCGACGGCGCTGTCTTCGGTGACCCTGATATCGCCTTCCTCGGTTATGCGTGTGTCGCCCTCCTCCGTGATCCGCGTAGTGGTGCCCGTCGTCACGGCTTCCACCCCAGAAAGGAACACGCGGTTGGTCACGGTCGGAAAGATGCCAGCCGCGCGTCCCGCGCCCGGCAGGGCGGTGTCGTACCACACGTTCTCCCGGGTGTTGAATATGACCGCGTGGTTGGGTTCCGGGCTGTCGTCCTTGGGAAAGCACCACCATATCTCGCCGTAGCGCGGCACCTTGAAAGAGAACACCTTCTGCTTCTGCTCGTGGTTGAGGTTGTCGAAGAAGAAGTTTATGTTCATGTCATTCGGTACGTCTCGCACGACGCCGTTGAACATCATGAACCGGTCCACCCCGGCCCAGAAGAACACCCCGTCGTACTCGATCACGGACTGTGGCGACAGGATCGAAAGTTGGGCCGATATAGTGTCAAACTGGAACGTCTGCGTGCCACCGACATAGGACGCCCGCATCAGACTGTCTGCAGACCAGAAAAGGCCCGAAGGGGAGTTGCCCGCACCACCACGCATTGGCATGCCGCGCACGAGCTTCTGGCCTGTGATGTAAGTGCTACCGGATCCGGACCCCACGAAGTCGGTAGGGTTGCCCGGCACCGACCACCCGATCCACCCGGAATTGCCAAAGATGAAGGCGTATGGGTGCAGGTTCGCGACGCCACCGGTAAGGCTCACGTTAGTCGGAAGGTTGCCCGCGCCAACCGTCAACTCCACCAGAGGATCGGTCCCGAACAGGTCGCCATAGAACAGCTGCCCCCCGTCGCCGTTGCACAGACAACCAAGGTTGGGCGCCACCTGCGCGAGCAACTGCATGCTGCTGAGTGAGGCGGCCGTGTCCACGTCGAACTGCCACGTATTGTTGTCGTTGACCGTGAGCGTTGTCGGGGTCCGGTCTGAGACAATGCTGCTGTTGGAGTTGTCGTCGAGGTAGAACCGCTCGACGCGAGACGCGGATCCAGTGTGGGTGTACGCGAGGTCGTTGTAGCTGTAGCTGTGAAGTGTACGTGCGATGTCCCGCAGGTAGCGGTTGACGACGCGGTAGCCGGGCATCTTCCGTGGCAGACCGCGCTGCCAGCGAACCCACCGCCCATCGACGTGGTTGTCACCTTCAAGCATGGTCCCGTCGCGCTTGATGCCGGGCAGAGACCTGATCTGGATGGGTTCCGTCGTCACTGCCACCACCCCGCGATCATGCTACCGCCGGCTTTGACGGTGTAGGTTATGATAACCGCGCCCTGCGCGCCCGCGCCACCATCTTCGCCGTAACTGCCTCCGTCGTTCGACTTTCCTCCTGCGCCCCCGCCCGCGCCGTAAAGGCCGCCGCCGCCACCGTCGCCCATGTCATTGTTCGCGCCGGACCCGCCACCACCACCGCCGCCACCGCCTGCTCCGGCGGTGCCGCCTGCAGTGATGGCGAACTCGGATCCTGCGCCGCCTGCGGCTCCGTCATAGTTGGCGCCGGAGCCGCCGGTGCCGCCGCCGCCGCCACCCCCGTCTGCGCCTGCGGACGGGGGACCGCCCCCGGCGCCGCCAGAACCCCCGCCAGAAGTCAGGCCCCCATTAGCTCCGGTGCTGGATGCGGCGTTGGTCCCGGCTCCACCTGTTCCGCCGCCACCACCGCCACCCCCGTTGGTGGCTGCGCGCCCTGTTCCGCCTTGGTAGCCGCCCCCGTTCCCGGAACCCGCAGAACCACCCCCGCAACCCCCGGAGAACCCCGAGGGCGACATGGTGCCGCCACCCCCGCCCGAGTTCTTGGTGTCACCGACGCCGGAAGCTGCGACCCCTCCGGAGGAGCCGGTTCCGCCCTTGGCCAAGGCCCCGTTTGCTGCGGACGCCGGGGCGCTATTAGCGGCTTTATTGAACCAAGTGTCTCCCCCGTTCCCCGGGGAAGGTTCCGAGAAGGCCGATCCACCAGCGCCTCCCCCACCTATGCTCACATAGGCCGAGCTGATACCACGCAGAGACACCGAAGACTGCGACCACGCCCCGCCGCCACCGCCCGCGTTTTGGCCGGTATTAGCGTCTTGCCCTGATGTCCCGCCGGCCCCGCCACCTATGCACACCACGGTGACATTGACGAAGGGGTCGAGATCAGCGGGCGGCGTCCATGTCGTCCCGGAGGTTATGAGAACGGTTTTGGTGGCCACTACACCTCCTCCGCGACCGCCAGAATATCCCAACGTGAGGTGTTGGAGTTGTAGCTGCAAAAGACGTAGAGGGCTTTGTTGGCCGTCGTCGCGATAGTCCAGTTGGACCCCGAGACAGTGAACCCTGACGTGCAGGGCTGGAAGGCCTTCGCTGCGCCACCGGTGAAAGTGATCGTTCTCGTTGTGCCGTTATCCTCAAACCGGAACATGGCCTTCTGGCCGTCGGTCGGCGTTCCCGCATCGGCACTGATCGTGAAAGCCCCGCTCTGCGCGGTGGCCGCGTACAGGTCGTAGTTGTCGCTATTCCACGCCAACGGCGACGCGATGCTGGCTGTCGAAGACACGCGCGGCGTGATGCGCTTGTTCGTCAAAGTCTGGGTGGCTGTAGTGCCCACCGCTGCGCCGCCAGCAGTGGCGACCGCAATAGTGATGCTGCCAGCGCCGTTAGTGATGGATATGTCGGACCCGGCCGTCAGCGTCGTTTTGGTCAGCGTATTGCCAGTCGTATTGCCGATAAGTACCTGACCGTTAGTGTACGAAGACTGGCCGGTGCCGCCGTTGGCGACGGGGAGCGTGCCGGTGACGCCTGTAGCCAGCGGAAGGCCCGTGGCGTTCACGAGGCCGATAGTCGGCCCGACCGCCAGAACCACGTCGCCAGTGCCGGTGGCAGTCGTTGTTCCAGTGCCTCCATTGGCGACAGGAAGAGTACCGGAGACATGCGTCGCCAGCGCGATCTTGCCCCACGAGGGCGCTGCGCCGACGCCGCCGGAGATGAGCGCGTTGCCCACCGCCACAGCCGACAGTTTAGACAGGACGAGGGCGGCCGAGGCGTAGAGAATGTCACCGACGGCATATGTGCTCTGTCCGGTGCCGCCCTGTGACACACCAACGACGCTGGGCAGCGTGGCCGTACCAGCCGAGGCCAGTACGACGTCGGTGCCGTTGCAGTACATGATGGCGTTGTAGCCCTGCTGCGCGGTGACGCCGGTAACCTGCGTCGAAGTCCGCAGCGATACCGTGTAGGCATTGGTTGTGTTGTTCGCGACCCAGTACTGCTGCACGGTGTTGGGCACCACGACCTCGATGCTCTCACTCAAGGCACCGATGAAGTCATAGGTGATGCGGTTCAGTTCACTGCCGCTCAGGATGTAAGGCGACGTCTGGCCGGTCAGGTCGATGGATGTGTAGTCGAAGGCGAAGACCGGGTCTTGGCCCAGACCGACAGTGTACCAGTCCACTCCATCTGTGCAGAGCTGCGTGCTGTCGCCGGGACTGAGCACCAGACTGGCGGCCCCGTCGATCTCGTCGGACCCAGCGGGTGTCAGCGTCAGGTCGCCATCAGCACTGTTGCGGGCGCCGATGAAGAAATTGTTCCCCACCGTTGCCGCAGAGGGCAGAGTGAACGTCCCTGCGCCGGTACCGTCCCACACCAGCAGCCGGGCCCTGTCGGTCGCCAAGACGGCATACGGCGTGGAGTTCTTGGCTGCCACTTCCATGGCTTGCGACAGGGTGTTGGACGTAACCGTCAGGCCGTAACCAGCTAGCGCGGAAGCCTGCACCGTGGCCGTCGAGGCGCCGAACTGGAACACGCGCCACGTGCCTGCCGCCGTGGCGACGCCCGCAAGGTACACTTCCCACTGCTCGCCGAAGGCGACGGTGGCTAACGTCCCGCCTGCGGCATTCTTGATTGTGAAGCTGTAGCTGCCGCTCAGATTGTTGAAGAGCAGGATCTCACCGACACCAGCGAGCGTAGCGTCGGGCAACGTGACCGAGAAGCCGTTTGCGCTCGGGGTTACGTCAATGATCCGGGCCGCCGGGTACAGCGTGCCGAGGCTCTCGAGGGGCCACTCCAGAGACACGTCCGCGTTTAGCGCGATGGCCAGCAGCGATACGTCCGAGGGGTAAATCGTGGTCCCACCGAAGACAGAGGTGTATGTCATCAGGCTTCCTTACGGCTCGCTGCGCGGTCGAGGATCTTGGAAAGGTCCTCGCCGTTGAGCATTGCGGCAGCGCGGTCGTAGAAAGTTTGCCACGTCGCGATGCGCTCATCATTCTTCAAGAACGGCGTCGCTTCGAGCAACGTGCCATACAGCAGAAGCTGGGGCGCGTATTCTGTCAGCCAATTTGTCTCGTTGGTGTCGTCGAGAAGGGCGGGCAACTCCCAGTAGAGAACCTCGAAAGGATACGCGAAATCCGGCGTCGGCGCAATGAGCCAGTGCGAGTAGTCGTAGTCCGCGTAGAACTCCGGAGTGTCCTGCTGGCTCTCGTCCGGCCAGTACGCGCGCAGGTACTCGTAGCCACGGGCGAAGACCGGGCTGCGCGTAGCGTTCCCTGAGCCCGTGCCGACGTTCATGGAGATCGTCTCCCGCCACCGATCCGGCTTGGCATAAACAGACTGGCCGACGACCATGGTGCTGGTCGTGGCTTGGATAAAGCCCTGCACCTTGAGTTCACGGGCGATGCGCCGCTCCGCAAGGTTGATGAGACGTGGGATCTGGTCGAATACGCCGGGGTCCGACGCCGCGCTGCCGCCGCGCTCCAGATACCTCTGGACGTCCTGTTTCAGCGTGGTGAAGGTGAGGTTGGTGGCCATGTTATTCTCCTGCCTCCGCGACCCCTTCGGCTATGAGGTCTAGGGCTTCCTGACGCATTTCAGCGGCTCTGGCTGCGGCGCCGACGATCTGGTTATCCTCGACGAAGGGACGACAAACCAAGGGGGCAGCGAGAGCGGGTCCGTGAACGCCTTCGACAGGCGGATCGGCTCGGGGCATATCGGGAGGGCTGGCCGGACAGCTTTGGGGCCGCAGGCGGACAGCATTAGCAGCAGCGGCGCGGTGCGCAGCAGCGTAGTAAGCAGGGGCTTCTTCATTGGACTTCCTCGCGATAGCAGCAGACTTTTCAGCCGGGACGTTGTTGACTGCAGTTTGGGCTTCACTGGCGGCCTTTTGTGCGGCGAAGGTGCTTTCGGCCACTCGCTTCCACTTAGCGGCGCTGCGGTGTTCAACATACCCCCACACGAGCGCAAACACCATGCCGATGGCGAAGATGTGCGCCGCGCTCTGCGTTGCCCATGCGAAGGCACGGCCAATCGCTTTTCGGATGCCGAGAAGGTTGATTGCTAGGCCGAACATACTAACATCACCTCGTCCATTTGCGGATTACCGATGCCGGGTTATCCGGGGCAGGATCGCAACCCGCCCGCAGTCCAGCCTGTGAAGTCTGGCCCGGCATCATATTTCCTCCGTCACATGCACCGGGTCGCCTTGCTTCCCGCTGGCCGACGTCTCCGCCGACTTCGCCTTGCCGCCGCTGCTCGATCCGACCCAGAAGCCGAACGCGCCGATGGCGAGGTTCTGCCATGTGCCAATGACGCCGCCGATGATCGTCGCATCGTTCGACACCACCAGCGCCCACGCGCTGACGCCGCCGTAGCCGATGATGGCAGCGGCGCAGAACGTGATTACCGTGCGATAATGCGGGATGCTCATTTCATCGCCCTCGCCAGCTTGTTGTGGTAGTCGAACTTGCGGTAGCCAGCGCCGTTGTAGCCAGCAGCAAAAGCGCGGCACGTTTCGGGATCGGTGGACAGGGCGCGGAATGCCCCGGACAGCTTGTTGAACTGGATATAGCGGACCAGCGCCTCGTAGTGCCCCGCCTCGCTTTCGCGCATGGACCAAGCGTAATCGATGGCACTCGGGTAGCCCAGCTTTTCCCACCAGAAGCCCATGACCTGAAACTTGCCCCACGAGCAACTTTCGATGGCCCACGAGGGCGCGTGCATCGCCGCATCGGTCAGCTTTTCCCAGCTATCGTTAATGCCGTTGTTGTTGGCGTCGTTCGTGTAGCCGCCCGGCTTGGGGTTCGAGATCAGCGGCATGTTGAGCTGCAGCCGCTTCCAGAAGTGGTGGCGCTCCCACAGTATCTTCGGCTGGCCGGTATCAAGGAAGCCGCCGCCTGCGCTCTCGACTGCAGCAACAGCCTGCATTTGCTTGACCGTGCCGCCGAGCCGCTTGGCAAAGCCTGCAATCTCGTCCGGTGTGACAGCCGGGGCGCGCTTGTTGGCAAAGATGCCCATGAACGCGGCGCGGGTTTCCGGGTTGTCCAGACCCGTCACCGCAAGCTGCGGCTTCCACCCCTTGGCGTTGATCCACGTCTGCAACGCGGCGAGTTTCGGGTTCATGCGCACCAATCCTTCTTCTGGCCCTCGCCTGTATAGGCAACGGCATAACCCCCATCGATCTGCGCGGCGCTGAGCGAGCGTCCGTTGACCTTGATATCAGCCAGCAACCGTCCGCCGTATTTGTCATGGCTCGCAGGGCCCATGTCGGCTTTGCCTTGGGCCATCGCCCGCAGGTTATCCCGCGCCCGGTCAGCCGCCGCGCGCTCCGCATCACACTTGGCCCGCGCCCCCATTTCCGGCGTGTCGATCCCCAGCAGCCGCACGTTGACCGGGCCGGGGACGCGGAACAGCACCTTGCGCCCGTCCATGACTGCCCACTGGCCCCTGACCGTCAGCGTATCGCCGTCATGAACAGACACAATCTCAACCGGCTTGGCAAAGGCCGATGCGGTCAAAAGCACCATGCAGGCCATGCTGAGAATGACCACAGGCGCGTTGTTTATGAGGCCCTTAACCCCCGCCAGAATAACGGCGCCAACGGCTACGATGGCGGAGACAACGGCGGTAACGAAGGGTGACTTAGCCACAGTGGCTATCACACCGCGCTCCCCCTGACGCACGCTGTCGGACAACTGTAGGACGCCGACTTTCTCTTCAACCATCTTGAGGCGGTCCAGATGCTCCGTGCGGCCGCTCAGGATCGAAGACATCTCGCTTTGGATTGCCGCGATGTGGACGCTGTTCTTGTGCGTCAGGTCAATCGCCCGGTCTATTTTCTTGAACAGAGTGTCGGACACAGTTTGAAAATGACCCTCGTGCCTCCCGAACCGCTCGTTGAGAGCAGCGAGAGACGAAGCGAGATGCTCGTGCGTTACAGGATTATCGGCCATTTCGCCCCTATGTGCTGCTTCAGACAATGCGTTCTGCGGTGACCCGCACGCTTGGGAACGCGGGGATCGCCGGTGGCCCCACCACAGCCGCCGTGGCGTCGAGGGACACTGAAGTATTGCTGACGAGCCACATGATCGTGGCGTACTGCGCAGCCGTGACCGTGATGATCCACTCACGTTCCACACCCTCGACACCGCCGTCGCCCGTCTTGGCCACGACGGTCTTGGCCGCCGAAGCGACGACATCGGTGCCGTTGATGGCGATCCACGACGTGAAGACGTAGTCCGACGCCCCGGCGTTGATGCACTGGAAGGAGGCCTTGACCCGGTACTTGCCGGCTGCGGTGAAAGTGACACGTGTCGGGTTGCCACCACCGTTATTAGCGAGGGTGATGCCGGTATTGAGAACCGTAGTGTTGAAAATGGCTTCAGTGCCGGCAGACGTGCTGCCTGTCTGGTCCGCCGTGCTGTAGAAGTCGGCGTATGCCCGGCCGGAGAGTGACGCGAAGGGGAGCGCGTCGGCACTGTTGCCGATGTCCTTGGCGGCGACCTTGTAGCTGCCCGCCGCCTGTACGATCTCCACGACTTCGGTGCCCGCTAGGGGTGTCGTCGCGCTGGGAAGTCCTGAAACCTTGATGTTGGCCATTTACTGTGTCCTTGTGGGTAGAGCGCCGACGGCGGGAGACGGGGCGCCGCCGGCGCTCCCCACGGGCCGGAGCGAGGTCGGCTCGGCGTGGTTGGGGATAGTCATGCGTCGTCTACCGTCAGCGGAGTGTCGGGCCGGGCGAAGCGGAGCGAGATCTGGTCGGCAGGCCGCGCGGGCAGCCGCCATGGGTCGTAGTCGTCGAGGTCCTTGCGGCACACCTTGAGACCAACAAAATTGGGATCTGAGTACAGGTCGTCCAAAGAGAACTTGCGGCTGCAACGTCCGCAGATGCCGACAGCCAAAGTGCTCTTGCCGCGAGTATCGAGCCAGCGAGGCATCAGGCGGCCCTCCTCGTGACAGCCATCGGACGGCGGGCGAAGTCGCGGTCAGCCTCGACGCGGCCGCCGTAGGCGAAGCCTTCGAAGTGTGGCAGTACGACCTTCCAGTCCTCGTCCGAGAACGTGGCACCCGCATTGGGGCGGTGCGAGCCCAGCAGGGTCTCGATAACAGCCGGGTCGGAGCTGGGGTTTCCAGCTTGCAGCGCCTTACGCATGCCTTCGTCCCACTGCTGATCGGTGATGTACCGCCCATCCGGCAGCCGGGTAAGCCCTGTATTCCGCAGGTCACCCACCCGGCCCCACTGGCCGCTCTTCACGAAGTCCTGAACGTAGGGCAGGTAGTCGTCGTTGGGGGCGCGGTTCTGCTTGCCCTTGATCTGGACAATGTCGTGAGGGGCGTTTTGTTTGAGCCAGCGGTCAGCAGCAAGGTCCTGCTCGCGTGCGTGCTCCGCGTTCCCGAAGGGTGTCATATTGCCCTCACTATCAAAAATAGCGGGGTCGCCTCTGTCTTTGAGCGCGGTCATGGCCTCGTCCCAAACTGTGTCCCTCACGTCATCAGGTAGTTCGTAACGCAAGCCGGTAGGATTGTTGCCTGTGTGCGGAGGCCCGGTCTCAATCGTCACGTGCGGCTGGCCCTTGCTGTCACGCAGGCTGAATATCCGGCTGCGGCCCGCCACCACGTCGTCGCAGTAGCCGCCGACGCAGTGGCCCATGGTGTCGCCCTCGAAGCGGAGTGCGTCTTGGAGGTGCGTCGCGCCCGGCGCTGCCTCCTCTGGGTAGCGACCGTGCTCAAGATAGTAGTCTTCAGCGTTGACCGTGGGGTCGTACTCCGGCTGCCGCAACTCCACCCACCGCATCCCGCGCGGATCGTCAGGGTATTCCTTGAAGGTCTGGATCGCGGGGTTGTTCATGGCCTCTGCCTGCTGCTTGGCCATCTGGGCCTCACGCCACTGCCCGATCTTCCCGACGTGCTCGACTGCCTGCGGGAAGCTCATGCGCTGCAGGCTCTCGGGCCGCACCGCGAGATCAGGCGGAAAGCCGTGGACCTCGGGGCTCAAGGCGTTGCGCAGTTCGTCGCCGACATGGGTGAAGTTCAGGTCTTCGATGTCACGGGGCCGCATCTGGTAGATGTTGTCCGTGACCGGCTGCTTGGCGAGCCAAGGCATGCTCGACAACGCACCGCCGCGCAGGTCGTCGCCAGCCCCCGGCATGCCGCCCATTTCATTGCGGGGGAACATGATGTGTTCGATGGGGTCTTCGCTGAAGCTGCTCCCTGCCATGCGTGACCACGTGTCTGCGTCGATCTGCGGGTGTACGGCATTCGGAGGCAGCAGGCCGCGATCAGCAAGTGCCCGCAGAGGATCGTCGGCCGTAGCGAAGTCGTTCTTGAGGTAACGCGGCAGAGCCTTGTCCCACCAGTCGCGCAAGGCGACATCGGTCGGGCCCGAACTGAACCGCACACCAGTGGGCAGCTGGGCCCGGGCGGCGTGCTCTGGCGAGAAGTTACCTGAATAGTCGCCGAGCGGCACTTCCTTGTCCACCCACCACTGCCCGCCACGTGGCTTGGCCGCGTGCGGCGGCAGCCCGGGGCCCGGCGCCGGCAGCGCCAGCGGCTTTGGCGGGGCGGGCAGGGCGCGTTGCGCGGGAGCGTCCCACCAAGCGCCGCCCTTCACGGCCAGCGGCTCGCTCCGGCGAACCACCAGCGGGGCCGCTCTCCGCTCGACAGCCAGCGGAGCAGCGCGGCGCGCAACAGCGCGCTCTCCCCCCTGCTTGGCTGCCCGTCCCGCAAGCGCCTTGGCTATGGTGCTCAGAACGCTCATCAGCGCGTGTATACCCCGATGCCCGGCGTCAGGGTGAAGGAGCTGTTATCGCGCTCTTCCATCTGCGCCTTGTACAGGGCCTCGGCCGCACGGGCGTCGAGGATCGGCACCATGTCAGGGCTGGCTTCAGCCAGCTCTATGACCAGCTTGGCGGCGAGCCCGGAGACGACGGCTTCGTACCACCGCTGCGGGACCTCGATCTCCTGCGCCAGCGTCCCGACGTCCATGATATGGCGTTGGGCCCATACGACGACCTGACATGTGTCGGAGACACCATTTGGCACCGGCCACAGGTTCATGACCGGAGACAGGGCCTGCCGGTCCAGCCAGTATTGCAGGGGCTGGTTCGACTGGTAGGTCTTGTTCGGGATCGCCGTGAAGTCGTCCCGGTTGAGCCTGCCCAGAGAGACCTCCGACGGGCTGTTGAGCGTGTATATGTCGGTGAAGCCCAACGTGCCGCTGGTCGCTCGTACACGGAAGTAGCGAGCCGCCACGAGACTCTCAAGGTCGAACCACGTGATGTTGGCCGCCGAGGCCGTCGGATCCTCTATCTGGATCGTCGTCCACGTCACGGCATCATCCGACCGCTCGAGGGCAACCGGTACGGCCGCAGCGTCCCACAGGACGCCCACAGTCGCCACCAACGTGTCGTCGGTGAAATCAATGGTCCGTGTCGTCGCGGTGTCGGTGTTATCACCAGTCACAGCCGCCATGCGGCGGTAGTTGCCGTTGAGGATGTCCACGGTACCGCTATACGTCGTGATCGTCGGAACGCCGTCGTACAGAGGGTACAGGGTTTTTTGCACACACCAGAGCGGCACGCCTTGGTTGGCGAGATCGGACAGGAACAGGTAGAGCTGGTCCTTGGCAATGTCGATGTGTTCACTGGAGATCGTCTGCGCCGGGATCTTGCAGCGACGCATGGCGCTGTCGATGACGCGCCGCGTGTTGAATGTGGTCTGTGAGACAGTCTCACTGAAAGCCATGACGTGCAGCCTGTTCGCAGTGGCAGCGCGCCATCAAGCGGCGCACATCAAGGGTCCGAACTCTATACTCTCGAAGGACCAAGGTGGCAAGGTTCACAAATCACCCTGCATAGGCAGACGTGCGCCCTCTCCAAGATCGGGCAGCGGCAGGCGGGGCGCGGTGGCGAGCGGCATACGGCCGCGCGCGGAAGAGGCCAACACGAGGTCGCCGCGCGGCGCCGTTCCCAGAGGCATACGGCCCCGGGCGCCGGCCCCGAAGTCGCTACCCGGCAGCCGGGTGTCCGAGGGGTACCACGGAACGGGGTACACGCTCGGACTGTAGAATATCTGGCTGTTCGTGAAGGGCGCAGGCGCCAGTGTCTGGTCACTTGAGACAGCCGGGCTGTAAAATACCTGCTCATTCACAAAGAGCGCAGGAGCTAGTGTGGCTGCTCCGGGGGCCACCGCCGGCGAATAGAAGGTCTGGGTGTTGGTGAACAGCGCAGGTGTGAGTGTGACCGCCCCGGGCGTCACCGTCAGTGGGTAGAAAGTCTGGGTGTTGGCGAAGAGCGCAGGGGCCAGCATCACCGTTCCGGGCGCCACTGTCGGCGAGTAGAAGGTCTGCGAATTGGTGAAGAGCGCAGGAGCCAATATCTGGGACTGAGCGACAGTCGCGCTGTAGAAAGTCTGGGTGTTGGTGAACAGCGCAGGGGCGAGTGTGACCGCCCCGGGCGTCACCGTCGGCGAGTAAAAGATCTGGGTATTGGTGAACAGCGCAGGGGCGAGTGTCACCGCTCCGGGCGCCACCGTCGGCGAATAGAAAGTCTGGGTATTGGTGAATAGCGCAGGGGCGAGTGTGACCGCCCCGGGCGTCACCGTCGGCGAATAGAAAGTCTGGGTATTGGTGAAGAGCGCAGGTGTGAGTGTTACCGCTCCGGGCGTCACCGTCGCGCTGTAGAAGGTCTGGGTATTGGTGAAGAGCGCAGGCGCGAGCGTCTGGGGTTGAGTGACAGTCGCGCTGTAGAAGGTCTGGGTATTGGTGAAGAGCGCAGGTGTGAGTGTTACCGCTCCGGGCGTCACCGTCGCGCTGTAGAAGGTCTGCGTATTTGTGAAAAGCGAAGGTGTAAGCGTTACCGCGCCGGGCGTCACCGTCGCGCTGTAGAAGGTCTGGGTATTGGTGAACAGGCTCGGCGTTAGAGACTGGTTCTTAATCGTATAGGTGATTATCAGAGCGCCCTGCGCCCCGTTGCCGCCATTACCTGAGGTAGGCGCTACACCGCCACCACCACCGCCGCCGCCATACGAGCCACCAGCAGCGCCCGCTCCGCCCGTCGCGCCAGTGTTATTGGACCCGCCGCCACCGCCACCGCCGCCGCCCGAGCCAGCAGTGCCGCCAGATGTTATGGAGTTCTCGGTTCCCGCACCGCCAGCACCGCCAGCATAAGCCGTGGCGAAGTCGGTGTTACGCCCGTCGCCGCCGCCACCGCCACCGCCGTTGGACCCGCTGTTGCCGGGTGCCGCACCAGTACCGCCTGCGCCGCCTGAGTAAGTTAGGCCCCCATTGCCGCCAGTAGTGGAACCAGCAGTCGAACCAGCACCGCCAACGCCGCCACCGCCACCGCCGCCGCCGTCGCTAAATGAACGCCCACCGCCACCAGCACCTCCCGTTGCAGAGTCTTTACCGGCTGCGCCGCCAGCGCCACCACCAGCACCGATGGAGCCTCCGCGCGCACCACCAGCACCACCGCTGTATTTTGTGCCGCCGACCCCGGAAGCCGCTGCCCCACCCGCGCCGGGGACGGTAGCGGCCCCTCCGCCACCGCCCTTCGCCAATACGCCGTCAGCAGTAGAACCCGGTGCCGCGTTCGATGTCTTGTTGAACCAAGTATCACCGCCCGCCGTGCCATTTGTTGAAGAACTGGTGGCACCAGTGCCACCGCCACCTATATTTACATAGGCACTGGACGACCCCGGTGTCATCCCTGACAGGGATATGCTTACCGACGACCAGCCACCACCGCCACCGCCCTCGCCCGCCGCGCTCCCGGAATTAGGCCCGCGCCGCCCGCCGCCACCGCCACCGATGGCGATAACAGTGACGTTGGTTCCGGTGTCTAAATCACTTGGAAGCAGCCATGTGGTGCCGGAGGTGACAAGGACTGTTTTGGTAGCCATTTACGCCACCGGGGGCGCGAAAGTCTTCCCGTCCCATGTCCAGCCGATCCCGCAGAGATCATCCGCCAATACCGTATAGCACCCGGTCGCCGCGCGGGGCTTGGGGCTAATGAATGCAGCTTCCGCTATCGCAATGATCTCATTCGTGGCGCTTGAGCACATGGCATAGCGGGTAGGACCGTGAAACACGCCGCCCGCATAATACCACCCGATATTGCAGGCATGCCCCGTCATTATTTCGACAAGCTGGCAACCGTCAGGCGCTGTGGCACTCGGTTCGGCTATAATGGTGTTCATCACCAAGCCGTCTGATAACCGGCAAACAGCGCAAGTCGTTTCCATCGCCGCCCACCTTAATCCTTAAAGCTGCACGATACCAGACGCGTTCCATGTAATCGATATGTCGCCACCGTTGGGGGTGACAGGCAGGCCGGTCACGCTGGTGTCGATATATGCCACGAGGCGCCATGTGGTGTTCGCGCCAGCGTTCTTGCGGTAGAGCACGAGGGCTTCAACACTATTGCCTGAAACCGCCGTGAAGGTGACGTTATCCCCGTCGATCAAACCCCCCGTCGTGGTGACTGTGGTGATCTCCTGATCGGTGCCAACAATGCCAGACAGGTCCGAATAGAACTGATTGGCGGAATTATACGTGTATACACCGGTATCCACCAGCGCGACGTACAGACCCGTCGTGCCAGAGCCCGTGAGCGCAGTGTTGGCATCCCCGTCAAGTAGGGACTTCTTGTACTTGGGGTAGATTGCATTCGCCATGGTGGTTTATCCTTGCTTCGACGGCTACAGCGGCCGACAGACGTTACCCAGTGATGCCCGCCTGAATGATCGTGAGCTTCACAGTTCCAGCCCCACTGGCCTGCACGATGCGCACCGCGCGGTATACATATGCGTAGCTACCCTGCCGGTCCACGGTCTGCGACACGAGGTTGCTATCCGGGTGGTCGAACCACGTCGGCGTGATCGCCGGGTCGAACACGTCATCCAGTGTCTGTTGGATCGTGTAGTTCACAGTACCGGTTACATCGGCCTGAAGCGTTATCTCGGGCCTGCCGTGGATGTCCAGCGGCAGCGCCGGGCCGGTGTGGGCTCCACCCGGGGTGGTGTAGACGATGGGGCGCATAATTTACTTCCTTCCGAACATCGGCGCGCGAGGCGCCACGGGTACGCCTTTGGCCCGGCCACCCTTGCTCATCTGCTGGGGGTCCTTGACCGTGGGATCTGTGGGCTTGGCCGCCGCCGCTACCGTGACTGGCAGCTTGGCTGCCTCTGCCTGCTCCTTACGTAGCCGCTGGGCTGTCAGCGCCCCGAAAAGGCCCGGTACGCCGCCGGTAAGGTAACCAAGACCGGCTTCCATGACACCACCAAGGCTCTTTTTCACCGGCTTCACCGCGAGACCGCCGGCGGCTTTACGGATCACAGGCGCCTCCTGCGCGGTGCGCCGAACACGCGGCGGCAGCAGCGCGCTCTCGCTCGCCTCCAAAGCAGCGGCACGGTTGCCGCGCTGGATCGCGCCTCGTTCCGCCGGGGTCGGCACCTCCTCACGCAGAGGCACTCGCCTCGGGCGCGCGGAAGTGCTTTCGATCATGCGGCGGTCAACGACGCCCCCTTCAGCCATTTCGATGGGTTCGTAGACCGTCTTGGTCGTGTTCTTGTAACCCTTCACACCGGACCTCCGCACTTGCAAGCCAACCCGCCACGGGCGAAGGGGCGCGCCACCCCGAGGCTCGGCGCCATGTGGGACTGGGCGTAGGGCTGGTATTGGTTCACCCCCGCGTCCAGAGGTGCCTCAGGAGCGATCTGCGGCGCGACGGGTTGCGGCGCGACAGGCTGCTGGCCCTGCTGCCCCCACCTTGGCGCCATCGGGCCCATGCCGCCGGCGTACCACGGTGCCCCGGGTGCCGTGTTGGGCATCGGGGTCTGCCCGTTCGCCGGGGCCACGGGGGCCTGTCTACGAGCAAACGGGTTCCAACCGCCAAAACCCCCGCCAAATGCGTTCTGCTGCCCCCCGAAGCCGGAAAACAATTGCCCGAACATCGAACCGAAGTCCCGGCCTCCACCAGACCAACCGCCCGTCGAACCACCTGTCTGTGTTTGCGGCGCAAAGGGGTCGCCCGCGATCAACGAGGGGCGCGTGGACACGGCAGGGCGCGCTGGCGCCGTCGGAGCAGCCGCCGCCTGTACGGGAAGCTGTGGTACAGCTGCCGGAGGCCTCTGGAACTGCTGCCACGTAGTGTATGGTGAGTTCATGGTGGTTCCTTGAGTTACCGGGGCGCCGGCTGGGTGGTGTATTGCGCCATGAGCTGCTGAAGAAGGGGGTTGGCGCCCGGCATCGTCGGCCACGCCTGTGGCATCTGCGGCTGCTGGGGCGTCATCTGCGGCTGCTGAGGCGTCATCTGCGGCTGCTGAGGCGTCATCTGCGGCTGCTGGGGCATCATCTGCGGCCGTGGCGGCAGGCCCGGGGTGGGCGCCCCTTGCGGCGCGGGAGCGGCCGGCAGGGCCTGCGCGCCCATGCGCTGCTGTACCCGCTGCGCTACACCCAGAGCCGCGTCGATGCTGCTCTTGGCCGCCTGCGTCTTCGGATCGAACACCGGATCGTACATCTGAGGCCCCATTGGAGTTCAGGGGCCGGCGCCGCCGGCCCCCGCCCCCCCCCGCTTAGCGTTCCACTGCCGCGTAGACGTAATCGACCGTCATCGTCTTGGCAACTGCCTCGCCGTTCTGGATGGCGAAGCTGATGGTGGTGACAGTGTCGGGAAGGTAGGCCGAAGACCCGTCCAGCGTGCCCTTCACAACGCCATCAACGGCATAAGCCACCTTGCTCACACCGTCGTAGTACCACGCCAGCTCGATGAAGGTGTCCGCGACGAGGGTCGCGATTGCCGAGGCCGACGTCGATCCGGTCGTGGCATTCTTCCGGCATACGACGTCCACCGTCGCGGCTCCGTCGGCCTTGATGAAGTAGATGCCGTCAGTAGCGTCCAGTGGGGTGGTGTCCACGACCTGAAGGCCGAAGACGACGTCCGACTGGGTGGCGTCCGACACCTTGAAGCGGCACTTGAAGAAGGCTTTCTTCCCAGCCGTGAAGCTGAATGCCGCAGGCGTCTTCTGCAGAACGACAATGTCGTCATCAGCGGCGCTGTTGGTGATGAGCAGCAGACCGCCGTCACCGGCCGTCAGAGCCTGTGTCGCGCCCGCCTGCGTCTCGGTAACGACCCAGTCGCCTGCGGTGTAGTTGTCGAAGTCGTTCCAGTATTCGTGGAACCCGGTGACATCCGGCTTGGTCAGATCCGCGAAGATCGTGTCCTGTCCGACGTTGCTAACGCCGTACGGGTACCGGGTGACGGTGTTGTTTCCCATGTTCTCAATCCCTCAGAAGAGAGCCAGTCTTCCGCGCCGAGGCTGGTGGGCCCCGGCGCGGTCGGCTGTTCCCGGTCAGATGCCCGGCGTTCCGTAGATCCCGCGCGGGTCGGTCCAGCCGGGGATATAACGCTCGGTCGCCTTGTACCGCATGCTGTCGGTCTCGAAGTCGCCCTCCATGGACTTCTCCAGCTTGCGACGCATGGCGAGCTTGAGGCCCTCCGGAGCATCGGTCTGGACAAACCACGAGGTCGTCGAGGTGATACGCGACAGGTTGGCCTGTCCGCCGTCGAGCATGCCCATCGATTTCACAGGGTTTATATCGTTGTTGCCCGTGCCGGCGCGCAGCACTGACTTAAGCAGCACTTCCGCTTGGAACACGTTCGAGGGGCCCGTGACGATCTTCTTCGGCGTGAGGCGGATGCGCTTGCCGTTGTTGTCAACGGCGTTGCGGATCTGCACCAGCAACTGCTCCAGCGACGTCTGGGAGAGCGCCGCAGCGGTCGCCAGCTTGTTGGAGAAGGTGCCCGAAGCAATCGGGTGGTTGGTCGCGACCAGTTCGACACCATCGCCGCCGGCATAGGCCGAGGTGAAGGCGCGGTTCAGGATGTTGGCGCAGAGCGTTTCCTTGGTCTCGATCAGCGACTGAGCGAGGTGGCGGGAATAGGTCTGGCCGACACGGATGTGGTCACCATCCTCGACAAGGACCTTGGTCAGCGCGAACGCCAGACCGAAGACCTTGTAGATGTACCGCTGGATGAACAGCACACCACCGGATTGATAGGTGACCGCCGTGCCGTCAGGCAGCTCGGGTGCGGCGCCGAAGCCGTAGAGCACCGGCTCTTCGTGGTAGTTCCGGGGGATGCCCGTGAACTCCTTGAAGACCTGTGCCCACTCGTCGGAACGCTGGTCGTAGATGCCGTCGAACTCCTTGTTCAGGATCGGTTCGACAATGGCGCGAAAGTCGGTACTCCGCATCGGGGAAGCCATGTCTCAGCCCTCCTTAGAACGCAGCCACGTCAGCAACGAACTGATGTTCGCTGATGCGTACCTGAGCGATGACGTATGTATCCCCCCATGCGTTGTCGATGGCGGGCGCGATGTTCATGAGCTGCAGACTGGCGTTGGCGGCCGACGAGGCCACGTCCAGCATCAGTGCGGAAAGACCAGTGGTGGTCGAGCCGGTGGTGATGGTCGTGAAGTCGTACTGCTTGCCGATATCACCAATGCTCAGAGCAGCGTTGCTCTGGATCTCATAGATGATGCCCGGATCTTCCGTCGTGTAGACGACGATGTCCGTGCCGGCAGTGCCGGTGGTCCACTTGTTGGACACGCGGCGGCGGCCATCGCTGTCCGTCCACTCGACACCTTGGAAGGTGCCGATGAAACGGTCGCCGATGGCAGCCGCGTTGATGTAGCCGTCGGTGTGGATCTTGATCGGCTGGTTCTGCAGGATATTTGCGGCGTAGCCCGTGGCAATCGTGTACGCGGAGGGGCGGATGATACCACCCCGACCGTGCAGTGCCGGGCGAAGACCGAATGCGGCTGATGTCGAAGACATAGCATGTCACCTCGGATAAGGTTTGAACTTACCCCCGACATTCGGTCTTCGCCTTGGTCAGTCGAAGCCGTCAATCCGGGGCGCGGAGAGACGCAAGTCCTCAATTCCGTCACCCTCGATGATGCGGCTACCGGAACTTTCTGCCTGCTGGCGGATCTGGTCCGCTGTATCAGCCAGTTTCTGCTCCTCGCGAAGCGGCGCCGAGTAATGGGCCTCCTTCATGAACGCCTGATACAGGCGGTCGGGAAGTTTGTAGGCAACCATCTCGTTCACCGAGATCAGACCGGCCATTTCGCCGGAATTGACCGTCGCGAACTCCAATCCGGGAGCATCCTCTGGGCGGACGGGCTCGTAGCCGAGCTGCGCGCGTCGCTGGATGCTGTCACGTTGGTTGGTCGTTGTAAGCCAGCACACATGATAACCGGGTATCTTCGGGATATCAGGCAATGCGTCGTTGAACATTTGTTCTTGGAACATCCTCAGTCGATCATCGTCGCTCACGTCGCGCCGCTCGGTGACCTTGCGGTCTTCCATGGCGCGGGAGGTGCGATCAACACCCAGTTCCTTCTTCAGGCGTCCATCAGCTTCTTCAGTCATGGTCTCGCTTCCTTGTTATGAGCGGGCCGCATTGGACTTGTCGAACTGCTGGTACTCCTTGAGCATCTGGTTCCGTTTTACCGGATCATCCCAGTAGCCAGCGTCGATCATAGCCTGTTTGCGTTCGGGTGTCACGTATATTTCTTTGCGCGTCGAAACAGGCGCGTGCTCGCCTCTCGAAGTGCCCTGCGGCGGCGGTTTACGGCGCCCCCGGTCGTTGGCCGGCTCCTCGGTTCCGCCCCCGATGCGCGCGGAGACGCGCCGCGTCAGTTCTTCCCAGTATGCCCGGGTGGTGGGGTCGTGGCCCTCGCGCGTCATCGCGATGTCGATAGCACGGGTGATCGCGCTGTCCTCGTCGCCGCCGTTCGGATCGTACCACCTGTTGGCGCTCAACCACTCCTGCGCATGACTGAGCATGCGGGGGTCCGGCCCGGGGTTGGTGACCTGCTCGCGCTGCTGCGCGATCTGCTGTCCCTGCTGCGCGATCTGCTGCGCCTCAAAGATAGCCTGATCACGGATGCGCTGGGCGAGGACGTGGTCCTCCCCGTTGCCAGCCTCGAGAGCCTTGGCCATGACCTGCTCCGCCGTCTGGGCTTCGCGCAATTTGGCTGCGTACTGCTGTTGGAGAGCATTTTCCTGCGCAGTGAGGGTGTGGCCCTCAAGCGCCCGGAACCGCTGGTCGTACTCGGCCACCCGGCCGCGCAGGAACTCCAGCTCGCGCTCGGCGTTCTCCCGGGCACGCTTCTGCCGCTCGCGCCGCTCAACGCGCTTGCGACGCTTCTCCTCGGCCGCCTCGGCGTCGTCGCCATCTTCCGAGTGGTCGTCAGCAAGGCGCGCGTCCTCGCCATCGTCGTCACCGTCTTCCTCCTCGGCAGCCTCTTCGGCTTTCGGCTCGGGATCTTCCGCCGGGGGCGGGGTCTCGACGGCTACGAGTTCGACGTCATCGTCTTCAGTCAGTGTGTCAGCCATTGGTCAGGCCCTCCTTGAGCTGCTGCTGCTTCAGGAGGTAGCCCTCCAGAGCCCAGATCTTGTTGCGTGCGTTGTCGTAGGCGATCTTCTCCCCGATATCAGGGTTGTAGTTCTCGGCGCTGACGCACGCGCTTTCGCCGGTAACGGTGAAGCCGTTGGCGAGATCCAGCACGCAAATGGTGAGCAGCCCGTGGTTGTAGTACGTAGCCCCGACAATAACCTCATCGAGCCGCTCGTCGGTCACTCTGGGCGCCGGGGACGCCTGTAACTTGGCCCCCAGCTCGGTAGCAGTAAGCATCTGTCGTCCCCTACAGGAAGGCCTTCATGGCCAGTGGATCGCCGGTCACCCGGCCGATGAGGTTGAGATCGTCGAAGAGGATCATGATCGCATCCTCGCCGCTGTCGGTCTTGATGACCCAGCGGTCGCCGCCATACTTCGGCACGCGGACGAAATCGCCCGGTGCCGCCCACGTGCCCTCGGGCCACGGCTGCATGGTGTTGCGGTTCTTGAAGGCCAGTTCACCCACGGCACGCACCTTGGCGACCTGTGTGTTGGCCTGATCCGTCTCGCGTGTCTCGTCGAGCAGCAGGATGCCGCCCCTCGTCTGCTTTTTCGGCGTCCGCAGCTGGCACAGCACGCGGCTGCCGAACGGCACTACACCCGGATCGACATCCGGGAAGGCCTCGTCCAGACTGGTGTACCCGTAGTCGATATTATTGGCAAAATCGTTCATCTCCGTCCCCACTTGCAAAAAACTTACAGGTCCTTCCCCCGCTCTTCGTCGTCCTTCAGCATGCTGAGAAGGACCTGTTGGGCGTGTCCAAGGCCGGCGTGCATGCCGACCACACGGCCGTACTCAAATGCGTCGCGCCCGCTTGGCTGCCCCAGCGCCTCGGCGGCGAGCTTCTGCTGCTCGGCCTTCAGGCGCTGAAGCAGGCCAGCGGCGTCGATCACGCCGGCGTCTTCGGGCCCGTGCCACAGCCGGTCTTGGGGTTCTGCCCCATGGCCAGCCGCTTGTGCAGCGGGATCGCTTCGCTTTTCTTAGGCTCGGTGCCGCTTGGAGCGGCAGTCGTCGCGTTGTTCTTAGCCATGGTTCAGTCCTTCCAAGTTGCTGCTTTGACAGCCCACATCTGGGCCGTCTGGGCTTCGGTGATCGCGATGCTGCACAGCCGCTTAAGTTCCGGCGAGTGGCCGCTGGCGTCGCGCAGGTTGTTCATCTGGTCGATGACGCCGGCAAACTGCCGCTTGAGCAGCGCCACGCCCTCGTCGCCAGATGGATTGAACGTCGCACCTACGGCACGCTCCCCGTACGTAAGATCCACGGTCGTCTCCTAGTTCCCGCCGCCGATGCCAGTACCGGTGGACAGGTTGGTGTTGCCGCCCGCCTCGATCTCCGCTTCCGCGATGGTCAGGGCGGTCTGGTTGTCGGCTTCGTTGGTGGTCAGTTTGACCTGCATGTCGGCGGCGTGCTGCTCGGCCTCCCGCTCCGCGTTGGCCTGCTCGATCTGCTGGTCGAGGGCCGCCAGCAGCTGCTGCAGAGCCATCCGCTGCTGCTCCAGCCGGTCGGTCTGGGCCAGCTTGTCGCGCTCAATCTGGCTCTTGACCGCCAGCGTCATCTGCTTGGTCTGCTCCTGCTGCCCGGCGATCCCGACCTTGGCCTGCAGGTTCTGCTGCGCCTCCTGCGCCTCCTGCGCCCGTGCCTGCTGCTTGTCTTCCAGCTGCATCTTGGCCACCTGAATGGTCGCCTGCGTCGGGTCCATGGGTTGCGGCTGCTGGTACTGTGCCGCCATCTGCTGGGCCTGCGCGATCACCGGCTGCATCGTCTGGAAGACAGCGCCAGCCTGCTCGCTGACGACCGTCGATGCCTGCGCCAGCAGGCGGTCGAGCGCGCGGTTGTCGCCGTCTTCCTCGTGGCCCTGCACGCTCTTGTCGAGGTCGAGGCCGGTGAACTGCTCCGCCAGCTCGATGGTCGTCTGCATGTACCACAGGGCGAGGTGCTCGCGCAGGTGGCCGATGATGACCGGCATGAAGGTCGGCTGGAACAGCGGGTTCGAGCCCAGCGTCGGATTGACCAGATAGGCGAGGTGCGTCTGCAGGTGAGCGATATGGTCCTGCTCGGGGTAGGCCACGATGGCCCGGCCGAGCGACGCGGCGACGTTCTCGTTGACCGCGTTCTGGTGCTCCGGGCCCGTCGCGGGCACGAGGTACTCTTCCGGATTGGGTATCTTCAGGGTCTTGAGGATACCCTCCTCGACCTTGTGGCGGTTGTACAGGTCGGGCGCGAGCGCCGCGCGCTGGGCGACGGCCTGTATCTGGGCAAAGCGTTGCGCCTCGCTGAAGATGTTGGGGTCCGAGACCGGGACGACGTCCATCGGCCCCGTGAAGTCCTCACGGGACGCGAAGTCTTCCCCCGCCTCCTTTTCCAGCATCTCGTCGTCGAGATACATCTCGTTGAGCCGGTGCAGCACGCGCAGCATGCGGCCCATGGCGTCGTGCAGGCGTCCGTGGATCGCGCTGTAGACCACCAGACCCTGCTCGATGTTCGCCAGCGTGGTGCCGACGGGAGCGTTGGGGTTCTGGTCGGCGATCTCGTCCATCGCCGTGCGCACGACGCTCTTGCCCGCGTCAACGAGGAAGCCGAGCAGCTCAAACAACACCGGCGAAGGCGGATTGAACGGCATGGGCATGAACATCTTGCGCACGTCGTCGCTGTTGAGGCCACCCTCGACCTCGACGATCTCCCCGACCTTGGGCTGCAGCGTCTGGCCGCCGACCTTGCTCTTGAGCTTGACGCCCGCCGCCGTGTTCTGGATATGGGCGCTGTCGAGTAGGGCGCGCAGGGCACCCGTCGCGGCGCCGGACAGGCCACCGATCATCTGCGACAGGCTCAGGGGGTAGGCCCCGTCCCACGGAATGAAGGGCAGCTCGACGATCCACGTCAGCTCTTCCCTGCTGTCGTCCTGCTCATCCCAGTTGCGGTAGATCGACAGGATCTTCGACGAGACCTTGTCGATGGTGATGATGTAAGGCGCGGCCTCCTCACCATCCTCGATCTGCGCCGTGGCGTAGACCTCCCAGACCGTGCGCAGGCCGTCTTCGTTGTAGCTGTTGGCCTCGCGGCCCTCGATCTTGTTGTTGGCCTCGCCGGAGGCGCTGAGTTCCGGCTCCATGCCCGCCGGCGCGAGGTCAACGTCGCGGTACATGCCGCTCTTGACCCTCTGCTCGAACTCCAGCTGTGTGATGTACTGGACGTGGGTCTTGCGCTGGGCGGAGTAGAAGTTGGTCGCGGCGTAGGGCAGCAGGATGTCGGTGATACCGATGCCCAGCAGACCCGGGCGGTTGCGCTTCACGTCCCAGCTCATCTTGAGGTAGTGAGCCCCACCGAGCGGCAGCTTGGTCAGGCCCTGCTCCACTTCGCTGCGGGCGTCCTGCACCTGCACCGTGAGCTGCCAGTTCATGAGACGAGCCTTGCGCGTCGCGCGCTTCTCCTTCTCCTTGGTCTCCTCGCCCTCGATCTTGGTCTTGACCGGGCCGCCGGCGGGCCAGAGTTCCTTGATCGCGCGGGCGGCGAAGTCCACGCAGGCCTCGGTCAGCATCGGATGCACGACCTTGGAGGCGCCCTCGAACTGCGCCCCGCCCGGGGCATCGTCGCCCAGACCCGTGCGCCGGAGGCCCTCCTCCTGCTGCTTGTCGCGCCGGGCGCGGGCCTCCTTGTCCTTGGTGAGCAGCTCGATGAACTGGGTCGCGATCCTTTGCAGGTCGGTCTCGGCCATGTCATCGGCGAGGTTGCGGTAGAAGTCGGTCTCGCTGGGCTTGGCGTCCTCTTCGTCGAGCTTGACGATGGCACCGCCGTCGGCCGTGTCCTCGACGTCTTCGATCTCAGGCTCGAACTCTACGGTCTCGCCTTCGGGCAGGTCGTCCATCAAAAGTGCTCCGTGTAGTACGCCTGCAGCACAGCCTCGACCTGCTCTAGCGGGAAGTCGCCGCCTTCACCCGCGCGGGGGCCTTCGGCCTGCTCGATCCAGATCTTGTCCGGCTCATCCGCGTAACTGGGGCGCAGGATCAGGGAGCCGACGCGCAAGTACGGACGCAGCACACCGCCGTCTGGTGTCCGGGTCAGCGTGTAACCTGCTTGTCGATTATGCTCCCCCGGGCCCATCAGTTCACCTTCTCGAAGGCATGTGCTCTCTGCTCTAGATCGTCGAGGAGACGGCGCAGGAGCGAAATAGGCAGCGCGATCTTTGCCGTACAGTCGATAGACACGCGCACTACGCCGATCTCCGAGCGCAAAGCCCGCTGCTGAGCGGCACTCGTGGTGTGCATGACAGTGTGCTCCCCGTTATGGGTGCCCATGGACAGGCGCAGGTTGCTCACGTCGTCCATCACGTGTCCTCACGCTGCATACGGGTTCCCCACCGGTCTGGAGCGGCCGTCGTCCTCATCGGCCACTTTCAGGGGCTCCCTTACCAGAGTAACCAGCCCCTTGTCCATCATCAAGCGCATCGCCTGTGTGCAGGCATCGACGTAGTCATCGTGCTTGATGCTGCCACTGCCGGTGAAGGAGCACAGCTGCGAGACCATCGGCTCGATCCACGTCTTGGGCTGGCCGGGTTTCTTCTCGCTCTCCGGCAGCCACACGCGGCGCCGGGCGAAGATCGGACTGACGATGTGCAGGCGGGCCAGCTTGTCCGCCCGCCCCGGGTTGTAGGCGTATGCCGTCACCCCCTCGCTGTCGAGCATCTGCCGCAGGCTGATGCCGCTACCCTTGTCCTCGATCACACAGAGATCGATCTTGCGGCCCGACGTCATGGGCTTGGCGCTGCCGAACAGCGGCTTGAGGATCGCGGTGTCCTGATCGTCGCCGTAGCTGACCTTCAGCTCGCGCTTCACCTTGCGGATCAGCTCGGGGAAGCCGAGCTGCTCGGCCCAGCAGTCGAGCAGGATGACGTGGCTCTCCATCCCACCACCCTTGGCCTTGACCCTGAAGCTGCCCCAGACGGTGCAGGCGCTGAAGTCCGGGTCGCCGGACTTGCGGTCGAAGGTCGCCTCGGTGAAGGCCGTGTCGAGCGACATGATGATCCACTCGAGGGGTGGCAGGGGCTTGTCGTGCGGCCAGAGCCTGAACCAGCTGCGCTTGATGATGCCCGCCTCTTCGGGATCGAGCAGCTCGCCGTCTAGCTCCTGCCGGCCGATCTTGGTCCCCTCGTACTGCTCCAGCTGGCGGAAGAAGCTGTCGGGCAGGTTGGCCCGGTTGTCGTACGTTCTGCCCTTTATGATGAGGCGACCTTCACGCGGTCTGGTAAGCTCGCGGATCAATTCCTTGGGCTTCGGGGTCGTGGTCCACAGCACTTGGGGGCTGGCGCCCAGCCGCAGGCCCATCTGCATCATGTCCCAAGTATCACGGTCATACTGCCACGCCGCCGTCTCATCGCAGTTGTGAACCAACAAGCTATTTGCGAAGAACTCGTGCGTGTCTTCGACGGTTATATCGTACACTGCAGAGTAATAGCTGGTCGCAGTTACTGATAATACTTTGTCGCTACTTAAACCGCTTGTGGTATCCGGGGTGCGTGTTCCGCCAATGCTTAGCCGCGCACGCGGGCTTGCAGAACTTGGCTCGCCTTCCTGCTGATAGGTACTTGTTTCCGCAGCACGCACAAGTACGCTCGACGGATTCAACTCGCGCCCACTGTCGTTTAGCGCGCTCGCTGCGCTGCTCTGTGTCGGATACCATGAAGCCGCGCGGCCCGTGATGCCGCAGGTGATCCCGGCGGCTGATAGCTTGAAGGTTGGAGATGTCGTTATTGACCGGGTCGCCATCGACGTGGTGGACGTCCATAGCTCGTGGCAAAGGGCCGTGATGCGCCTGATACTTCTCCCGATGCAGGAGCTTGCCTGCCCGGTTGCGGTAGTAGTCGCGGTAGAAGTACCACGTCTGCCCGTTCCACTCTGTGCGTTCGCTTGCCATGCCAGCAGCGTATCACCATGCTGCAAAGACCGCAAGGGCACGAAGCCTTTGTCCGCTGCCCAAACCGGGTGATCGCCGGTGCCCCGCAGCACACGGCCGCCAGCAGTGCGCAACTCCCAGATCGCGGCTCTTGGGCTGGTCATGCCAGCTGCCAGCACCCGGCGTGGTCCTTTGCGGGTCAGCACGACGTCACCGGCTTGTAGCGCCTCGATGGGCCGCTCGCCCACAGGCGTGGCCACCATGGTGCCGGCGATGAAGCACCAAGCCCGGGTCGCCTGTGGACCGCGCAGTCGCTCTGGCTGCTCAGCCGAGAAGCCCTGCAGCTTGCTCTCGCCACCGGCGCAGTTGCGCAGGCGGATGAACATGTCGCCCTTGTTGTGCTCGATGACCAGTTCTGGCGGCACGACGGACAGGATCCCGCTCTCACCCTCGAAGGCCACCTTCTTGACGTCGCCGAGGGTGGGGCAGATCACGTAGCTGTCGTGCCCTGAGGGGTCGTCGTATGCCTCGCGCGCCAGCCACTCGGCCCCGACGCGGGTGTTGTGCGTCGGGATCATGGCCCGGCCGGCAAGGTAGGTTGCGTGCCTGCTGTCCACCGTAATGCACCGCACGGTCTCCACTGGCGCCGGCTCCACGGACACAATCATGCGGTGCCTGTTGCGCAGGGCCTGTGCGGCTGGCTCGCGCCACGCAACCGCCTTGCGAGGCAGTCTGAATGGCTGATAGGTCGAGCGCCACGTCACACGCCACTTGAGCCCGTAGTCGCGCCCCTCCAGCCGCGCTATACCCTCCGCGCACACCGGCTTCTGCCCCAGCGACCGGGCCAGCTCCACGACGGCATCGGCCAGTGGTTTGTCCGTCGTGGAAAACTCTATGTGGCCGTGGGATTTGTCGCAGTGGCCGTCGCTGTCCAGCAGGCCAGCCAGCAGTGCGCGGCGCTGCTCAGGCGCCGCCTGCATGTACGCCACAGGCACGTGCTTGTTGTCCAGCACGCCAAGGGCGCGCAGCACGACGGTCAGGCCCTTGGCGTAGAAGTCCCTGCCGTTGGTGCGCATGGTCGGCGTGAAGCCTTGCGCCTCGTGCAGGGCAGCCACTTGCGCCACGTCGTCGTGGTGGCAGGATACGGCGGCGTCCCGCTTTGCGCCGTTGCCTAGCCAGTAGCCCAGCAGCCACGGGTCCAGCGGCAGGTCGGCCTCTGGGTAGGCCAGATCGCCGCACACCGGGATGCAGTGGTTGAGGTCGCCCCGGGCGCTGTACTGAAGGGTATCGACGATGTCCTGCGTCGTCCGGACAGCCGGCCCGCAGTGCCCCGTGACGTTGCCCCAGCCGTCAGTCGTGGGCAGGCTGTAGGCAGGCCACTCGGGTGGGAAGACGGTTGCCCCGGGGTTGTGACGCAGGTACTGCTTGCGGTCCCTGCGCGTCCACGTCACCCACTGGTGCTCCCCATCGGCGTACAGCTCTGAGCCATCGGAGAAGGCCACGCGGTACATGTCCGTGGGCGTGTAGGGCTCGTGCGCCTTCACGACATGGCACACCCGGCCACTCTCGTCGAACACCTCATCGCCGTCCTGCAGGGAGCCCATTGTGGCCCAGCCCGACGGTGTGGGGATTGGGGTATTCAGCCGGAGGCCTTTGCCGTACCCGCGTCCGGCGAGTACGCCGCATTCGGACCAGTCGCCCTTTGGTATGATCTGATCGGGGCGGGCTGTGTCCATCCAGTCGAGCTGCCACGTCAGGTAGGCGATGCCCTCCGGCCCCAACTGCTTGAGGTCCTCGACCGTGATGTCACCATCCAGCAGCACCTAGCGCAGGCGGTCTGCGACCATCAGGCCAGCGACCCAAAGCAGGAGGGCGATTGTCAGGGGCTCAGGCATGTCAGACGAACTCCATGCCCGGATCGCCGGGCTCGAGGGGCTTTGGCCCATCGTGACCCATGGGCGGTGGGTCAGCGTGGGTCACGGCCGGTTGGTCGATCACGGCCGCTGAGGCATCACCTCCAGCTTTGCGCACGCTGCGCAGGCGCTCCATGAGCGTGGGCAGGGCTGCGACGGTCTCGGTCTTGATCGAGCCGCCGTCGTGGCCCGCGAGCAACTGCTTGTCACCGTACTGCGCGGGGTCGATCTGCGCGGCGCGCTTCATGTGGAAGTCGGTGCGGTTCTTGAGCCACGTGACACTGGCGCTGTCCCACCGGCTACCGTCCTTGGTTAGGGCCAGTTCCGGCTTGGTGTTGATGATCTCCTGAGCAAGGGTCACGTGGTACTCAGCAGCGTGCCTTTTAGCTCGCGCGGCTGCGAGATTTAGGGCGGGATCGCCGTCGCACCAATTGCTCCACGCCGTGGGGTGTGGGAACTTCACCGGATCGCTGCGCCACATGCCAGAAACAGTCTGCCCCTCGCTTATCGCCTGCAGCATCTCGGCAACCAGCTCCGGCGTACGCTTCATGCGCGGTGCAAAGTCGATAGCCTTCGAGGCCATGGTCAACTCCTCTGTCTCTCGAGTGCCTCATACCGCCCAGAGCCACAAGCGATCAAGTGAAAAGATTTGCAAGTCGCGTGGCCCACGTGTCCCATGACCCATTGTCCCATGGGCCAGACCCAACCCATCATGGGCCCACGACCCACCGGCCCCGGTGTCCCTGCCCATGGCCCCGGCCCGTGTGACCCATGTGACCCATCAGCCCATACCCCCTAAAGGGGGTAGTATGGGCATGGGTCACTCCAATGGGTCACTTCACCGGCCTGCCGTCCCATGACCCATTGGGACCCAATGGGTCACCATGGGTCACCATGGGTCACAGAAAAAGATTATTTGCAATTTTTTACATCTTATCGTTTTACGATATTGACCTCGTAAAGCAGGGCGTTTACGAAGGGTCATCGGCAAACACCGCCGACCTCGTAACGGAGACCTAAGATGACCTACTCGTACACTGCCAAGCCCCCCGCCCGCCCCGTCCGCGACCCGTCGCGCAGCAAGGAGCGCAAGGCCATGGACATCGCCCGTCGCAACGCCCGCCGCGCTGCCAGCGCCCGCCGCTGGGGGATCTGACATGACCCGCAAGGACTTCCAACTGATCGCCGACACCCTCCGGGGCATCGGCAACGACGTGTGCCGCGCAGAGCAGCGTGACCAGATCGCCAAGGCATTCGCCCGCGCGCTGAAGGACACCAACCCCAGCTTCAACCGCAACCGCTTCCTTGCGGCCTGCGACATCAAGGAGAACTGAGCCATGATCCGCAACTACGTCCACGAGCACTTCGCCAAGCACCCTGTCGAGCCGAAGCGCGACGGCTACCGCGTCGCACCTCGCATTGTGTGCGCCGACGGCTTCAGCCTGAGCGTGCAGGCGAGCTTCGGTCACTACTGCTCGCCCAAGAACACTGTCGGCCCTCACAGTTCTGTAGAGGTCGGCTTCCCCGAGAAGGCCGACGGCACGCCCGCACGACCTCGCTCGCTGGGCCGCACACCCGACGGCGGCATCTGGGGGTACGTGCCCGTCGACATTGTCAACCGCCTCATCCGCCGCCACGGCGGCGTCAAGGAGAACTGAGCCATGACCACAGACTTCAACCTGACCGACCACGGCTCCATCGCCATCCTGCGTCCGCTGAGCGACGAGGCCCGCGAGTGGATCGACTACAACATCGACCCCGACGCCCAGTGGTATGGGCGTGGTGTCGTGATCGAGCCGCGCTACGTCAACGCCATCGCCGAGGGCATCGTGTCCGACGGCCTGACCATAGGAGGATAGCATGAGCTACCGCAACATGCGTTTCGCCTACCAGACGCCGATCCGCAGGTACGAACGTGATGCCCTCTCCAAGGCAGCTGCCTTGGCCGTAGAACGCTCCACGCGCTACATGAGCGACTGCGCCCTCGGACACGCCTACCGTGTGATCGACACGACGTACTCCGTGACGGTGGATGCCGACCGCGACGAGTACGCCAGCGACACCCGGCTGGAGATCGTGGCCTTTCCAATAACCAAGCGCACCGAGAACGGCTTCCGCATCCGTCTTGGCGGCTGGGACCACGCGCCCGAGACAACGTGGATCGCCTTCCGACATACCAAGCAGTTCGCCAGCCTGACACCAGAGGGCGCCCTCGCAAGCTACGCGGCGCGCCGCAGGAGGCAGGCCTCCATCTACCAGAGTCGCGCGCACACTGCTCAGGTCATGGCCGAACAAGCCGAGTACCTGCTCCCGAAGGAGGGTGACCTGCCATGAGCTACCGGATCTTCCACCGCACGTGGTGGCGCCACAACAAGGACTGGGAGGGCGGCCTCGAGCCCCATGCCGGGTTCAAGACGTACATCGGCACGGCCGCGACCGAGGACGACGCCCGGGCGCAGTGCGCCGAGTGGAACGCCGCCAACAGGCCCGGCAAGCTGAGCCGCAAGGCTGAGTACGAAAGTGCTTGACAGTAAGTAAAGCGTGTGGTTTACGTGTGCTACAGGAGACCTAAGATGACCGATTTTCACACCCGCTACGGCATCTCGGCACACTGGCCGGCCCCGCTGCAATTGTCCCTCGACGATCACCGTGCGCTGGACCAGCTGCCGGTCGCCGAACGCTGCGAGGAGATCGCCCGCCGCGCACACGACGCCTTCGTGAGCGGCTTCCCGTCACTCGGGGCCAACGCACACTACATGCCCGCACTGGAAATGAACTGGCGCCGGCGCAGCCAGTCTTACCTGACGGCGGCGTTCGCCAGTTACATGGGAGCGGGGGAATGAGCGCGCCTGCCATCATCATGATCCCCGACGAACTTAACGCCTTTGTTGCTGGCATCTCGTTCACGATGGCTGCGTGGGCGATGTGCGACAAACGGCCCGGTCTGGCCATCTTCAACTTGGTGGCGTTTGGTATTAACGTGGTGGGGGCGCTGATATGACTGAGTGGACCGAGGAGCTGCTGATCCGGGCGACCGGGATGAAGCGCGCAGGCATCACCGTGCACCAGATCGCCGAGCGCCTCGGCGTGCCGCAGCAGGCCCTGCAGCAGCGGCTGCAGCGCCGTGGCGTGCGGGCCAACCTCGACGGCCACAACCCCCGCTACCGGCGCCCCAAGCAGCGTATCCTGTCGAACCTGACATCGGTTGAAGATATCTATTGACACGCAGTAAAGCGTGTGGTTTACAGCGACCACCGGCACAGAGCCGGCGTTTAAGGAGATACTATGATGGCCAAGCTCAGCATCTGGGAGACCCCCCCCCCGGACTACTTCGGCTTCGACCCGGTGGGTGACATCGGCGTCGCGGCCAAGCACCGCGACAGCGACGCGCTGGCCCGCAGCAACTTCACGGCTGCCAAGGCCCGCCTGCTCGAGGCCGCCGGCCTCGATGCCGAGGCGATAGCCGACTGGGACGGTGACGACATGGACGCCCGGCCGGTGGTCTACGACTGGCGTGCAAGCCACTGGGCCGTCGGCTGGGTCGAGTACCTGATGGTCCGCGCCGATGCGCCGCAGGCCGTGCTGGACGCCGCGCAAGCCATCGCCGACGCTCTGGAGGACTACCCAGCCCTTGACGAGGATGCGTGGAGCGAACTGGAGTACGAGGAGGCCAGCGACTTCTGGGCCAGCCTGTCTGTCCGCCAGCGCGCCGACTACATCAGGGACTACGCGCCGGAGGTGTCGATCTTCGCCGCCCGCCGCGACTGGGTGCCGTCGAATGATGGCCGTCTGGACGAGGTGCTGCGGTCATGATCCGGGCCTACGTCTGGACCGCCCTCGTCCTTTGCGCGGTAGCTGTCGTGCTCAAGCTCACCGGCCTCCTGACGTGGAGCTGGTGGTGGGTGCTGGCGCCCCTGTGGGTGCCGTGGTTCCTCGCCTCCATCGCCATCATGGCTGTGCTGGTCGCCCTTGCCGTGGTCATTGTCGCGGAGAAGCTGTCATGACCTATCTGGACCTGCGAGAGGGCCGCGTGGACCACGTGACGATCTTCGGCTGCGATGACGCCTGCACACTGCGCGTGTGGCATGACAGTGCCTACAGCGTCTACGACGACGTCGTGTCGCAGCTCGAAGGGCAGACCATGGCCGACACCGCCAGCCCTGAGTGGCGCCGGCGCGCGGGTGGCAAGATCGCCATCTGCAGCATGATCATGCGCTGGATCGAGCGAAGGCTGGTCGAACTCGGCCACGAGCAGCCGCTGACCCGCAAGCGGCAGACCAAGGAACTGATCGACCGGCTGCGCGCCGAGATAGACGACCTGAAAGGAGGCGTGTGATGCCCTGTGGAAATACTTCGGTGATGGTCGCCCCGGACGTGCTGGGCCCGCGCCTCGGCGTGATCGCCAGACGCGTCGCGCGGCGGGACAAGTGGCGCGAGATCTCCGCGCACGTCCTGTGCGCCAACGGCCTGTCGTTTGACGTCGTCGTCGGCTCCGGCCGCCAGTGCCTGCCAGACAGCGATACTGGCCCATGGACCCACATCGAGGTCGTCGGCCTCAACCGGGCGTTGACCACTCTCGACCGGTACCGCTGCGAGGCCTCGGTGGGCCAGAGCAGCGTTGCTCGGCACAACAAGGTGCCGCTGGATGATCTCAACCGCCTTATCGCTCGCAACGGGGGCCTGTCATGACCCCGCCGATCCGCACCAACGCGCCCGCATCATGGCCGCAGCCTTGCGTGACGTATCCCTGCGCCCGGTGCGTTTCAGCATCGATTGGGGCTGTGTGGAACGTGTCACCGCATACGCCGAAGACCGCCGCGCCGCTCTGGGCGAAGTCGAGTGGGCACGATTGCAAAAGGAATGGGACGCATGACCTTCCACCACACGATATTCCACAGGGAGCCGGGCGGCGACCGCAAGGACAGTCGCCCGGTCACTATCTTGGACCACTACCCCGCATTTTGGCGCGATCTGGCGATCCTTTCGCTCGTGGTGCTGCAACTGCCCTTCTGGGCGGCAATAGCTTGATTGGAGAACAGTGATGACCCGCAAAAAATATAAATTAGTCAAGTCTGACAGTCTGACCACATGGGATGGCCGCAAGCTGTTTCGGGTCAAGGCGGTTGTTGCGTTTGGCTTGGTGGCCGCTGGCGAACTTGGCGGTTATATCGAGAGCGAGGCAAATTGTTCGCAGGACGGCGATGCGCGGGTCTCCGGCGATGCGTGGGTCTCCGGCAATGCGCAGGTCTCCGGCAATGCGCAGGTCTCCGGCAATGCGCGGGTCTACGGCAATGCGCGGGTCTCCGGCAATGCGCAGGTCTCCGGCGATGCGCGGGTCTACGGCGATGCGCAGGTCTCCGGCAATGCGCGGGTCTACGGCGATGCGTGGGTCTCCGGCAATGCGCGGGTCTACGGCGATGCGCAGGTCTCCGGCAATGCGTGGGTCTACGGC